CACGATCATCCAATTTTTGTTTTTTGATTTGACTTATACTATGTATTGGTGTAAGATTTTTAAATGGGCTGTTAGTGATAGTGGTAGCACGGGAGCTTTGCAAGCTTTAGGGAAGAGTTCGATTCTCTTACGGTCCACCATTTTAAATTAATGTATGTTGGATAGTTTCAACTATATATTAATGTTGAGAGCGCGGGTATGATGTAGTGGTAGCCTGCAACCTTGCCAAGGTCGATGTGCCGGTTCGATTCCGGCTACCCGCTCCAATTTCAGTTCTTTAAAATTTATGGGCGCGTACTGGTATCGATTTAATAGTACACGTATGTTAGGCACGTAGAGGATGATAGTTGGCCTCTTTAATACACCTATCGAAACATTAACTGCTGAAGATAACGTAGTTAGCTATGACTTCTCTTACGATGACGTTGTAGCCCTTGCAGCCTAAGTTGTTGCACATTCAATACAATGAAGTCTGATATTTGTGTTGGGTGAAAATTATTGGACTGGACCAAATATTTGATTTGCGTAAATGGTCAAGATATTAGTAAATCTTAAGGGTAATATTTTTAGATATTTTTCATTATTATTCCCTAACAATTTAAAATATATAAGCGTGTAGTCTGATGTAAGTTATCTGTTAAAGACGGCGGTTCAACTCCGCCCGCGTCCACCATTTTATTCTGGTTCAAAATCAATGTAGCTATCAATAATCAACACTCCACTATCATTGATGTAACCTTCTTCAATTAAATACTTCGTGATTCGTTCTCTACAACAATCATCCTCGTATAGATCACATTTTTCTGGATGTCTTAGTACAACAAATCTATTAGCCCAAACTGTTATATCGTGATTGTTTATACTAACTTGGTGAAAATTAATCTCTTCCATTAACTATAAGTATATTTATACAGCAATGAAAAGATATAGTTTATTATACGAATCTAGCATATATGATTATCTAGTATGGGAACCAACTGGAAAATTACAAGATATCGCCGATGAGTTAGATAAAATTCCTACGGATAGTACTAAACTTTATAGAGGGATGTCTGAGAAAGAGTATAATATTTTGAAGAGTACTGGTAAAGTTACGTCAAAAGGTAAAGGAAATACCCGAAACATTGTGGGTAGTTATCTAGCGAGTGATTTTAAATTGGCAGCTAGGTTTGCGTTGGTCAATTACAGAGACAAAGGTGAGGGTATAGTAGTAGTAATAGATAAAAGTAAGTTACCCGATTTAAAAAATGTAGATCCAGGCAATTATGTTACTAGTTATATACCGATAGAAGCAGTAACCAAAATTATAGACTTAAAACAGTTATGAGTAATATTAAACTAACAAAGGCCGAAGCCGAAAAGAAAGTATATCAACTAACAGAAGATCTCTTACACGTTAAGAAAGACTTCAAGGATGTAGCTGCTGGCTACAAAGATCGCATGAAAGAAATTGAATCTGAAATTAAAGCGATTGTAGAAGAAGCTTCAATTGGAGATCCAACTAAGTAAAACAAAACCCGGTCTTTCGACCGGGTTTTTTATTTATTGTTTAGGTACTGGTTTAAACGTACCGTCTTTTAAATTCAGACTTCCATCTCCATATTTTTGACTCAACGAGTTTAGTAAATTATCTTCTTCTTGTTGAGTTTTCTTCCAATTTTCAAATACTTCGGTTCTACGAAGTGTCAATTCTTTAATTTGTTGTTCCAAATCGGTTTTCTCCAAATCAACTTGACCCAAAGTAAAGATGTGTTGTTGATAATCGTTTTGCAATTTAGCTATCGATTGCATTTCTTGTTCTGTAAACTTAATAACGTCACTCATAGTATTTTTATATACATATGAGTGTCGTTATTTTTTTAGTTTTTATAATCGATTATTATTTGTTTATATTTTTTAATAAATTACCAAGTTTTGTTATCGATTCTGCTGCGCCTTTAGTGTCTCCTTTGGACTGAATACCAAAACCTTTTACTTGTGGTTCAGAAGTACTCGTTGGTTCTGGTTTGATAGATTTAGGTTTCTTGGAACCTTTTGGTTGTTCTTCTGGTTTGTTAGGAGTTATTTGACTGCCGTCTTCTTCAAGAATGAACGTTCTAGCTGTAGTTACAGCGAATATAAATTTAGGTTTATATTTTTCGTTCATTGGATCATCGATGAATTTAGATATAAATCTAGTATGGGTTTGTAACATACTAGAAATTTCGCCACTCAATTGATCGTCGCCTTGAATACACTCATTAACTTTATCAAATAGAACTTGATACGAAGCTTGACTTTGGAACTTATATTTTTTAGGATTAAAAGTAGGATCTTTCATTATTCCATTTGTAAGAGCCATTACAAAGTGAGAAGTAAATTCTTTTTTCATTGACTCAACAGATAGATTAACTACAGCTTCTTTCAATTTTCCTTTGAATGAATCTACATATGTTTTTGATATGAGATTTTTATTACCGATTCTAAATGCCATCGGTTTTCCATTCATCAAAATTGTGTATCTAGCACTTACATTTGATGAATTTTTGATATAATAAACAACATTTACCTTGTCTGGACCTGTTAATTTTGGTTTCGTATAATCTCCACCTTGAGGAATTACGAATCCTTGTAAACGCAACGCGAATACTTGTTTACGAGCAATTTTTCTAATCTTGTCACAATCTTCTGGACCAAATAGATTATCATCGCCTGGTTGTCCTGGTTTTGGAGGAGTAACTAGTCCAGGTTGTGGTGGTTGTGGAACTGGTGTTGGACCAGGTTGTGGGGTAGGAGTAACTGGTTCTGGTACAATTGGAGTTGGGCCAGGAGGAGTTGGAGTTGGTTGTGGAGCTGGTACTTTATCTGGAAGTGCTTCTTTATCTGATTTACGTGGATACAACCAATCTTTAACTTTCATCAAGTAGTCATAAACGTTTTTATCAGTTTCTAATATTTTTTTCTCAACGTCTGCTCTTGTTGGATTTTTAAGTTTGAGTAATATACCAGCATTTGTTAAGAACTTATTATAAGCACTTTCGACTGATTTATAATCCATTCTTTCAGCACCCATATTTGCGCCTCTAGTACCAAACGCATATTGAAGAGGATTTGCTTCGGCTAATAATTCAGCTTTAATCACATCTAGTTCCAAAGCTTCTTGTATACCGAATTTCTTGCTAAACATACTCAATAGTCCTTTTCGCATAAGTTGTTGTCTTATGCCAGGAGCATTTATTAATTGTTTTGCTTCACCTACGTCTTTTATGGAATTTATCCACATTTCTAATGCTTCTTTAGGTTGTACATATTGACCATTAAGAAGTTTTACAACGTCTTGGGTTAACTGGCCAGCTTTTAAAGAAGTCCAATCTGGTAAATTATTCAATGCATTTATTTTTGATTGAATTGTATCGCTTGTTATTGATGGTACAGTGGTTGTAGTAACTCCTCCAGTGCCACCACCAAATGATGTTCCAGCAGGTCCTGCTGGACCTTGTGGCCCAGCTGGGCCTTGTGGTCCCGCAGGTCCAGGTCCACTCTCTCCTGGTACTCCAGGTTCACCAGCTGCTCCTGCTGGGCCTTGTGGACCTGCTGGACCCATTCCGCCTGCTGGGCCTTGTGGTCCCATTGCTCCAGCTGGTCCTTGAAATTTATACATCAACCATTCCATTATTTTTGGAATGTATTTTGTGAACAGATCGCTAATTCCAATTGCTGCAGCAGTAACGGTTGCACCTTTAACACCGGCACGTACAGGTTCTTCTCCTTTTAGTATGCCCACTATGGTTCTTAATGCGGTGCCCAATATAAATGTTGATATCTTTGGAATCAATGCTAATGGACCAAGTTTAACAACGAGCAAACTAACGAGTGCGCCAATAAGTATATTGGTTATATAAGGATGTTCTCTTGCAAAAATACCAATTTCATCTAAAGCATCATTGAATGATTGTGGCAATTTAGCACGTAGTTTATTCAACAATTGTTCTACTTTAGATTGTTTTGCAGCAATTTCTTCTGGAGTGCCTGCTGACCATTGTAGTTTAGGATTTGGTCTTAAATTTGCAAATCTTTTGCCAAATAGTACACCTAAACCAGGAATGCCTTGTTTAGTATTTTGTGTATTTGCGGTACCTCCGAATTTATCGGCACTTGTTTCTGGATCTGGTGCATATTGACTTGGACCAGGACCAACTCCTCGATAATTTTGAAGTGCAGCGGAAACATTAGCTGGCATACCTGAAAGCGCAGGCGGAGGAGATGTTGTAACGTAAGGTTCGGTTTGTTGTTTAAACGTCTGAAAATAGGTATCTAATTTAGTTTTAGCGTCTCCAGCTTTAAATATATTTTTGAAACCAGCGGTTGCTCTTTGAAATATATCTTCGCTTAATTTAGAATCTTGTTTTATTATTTCGTATAAAACCTCTGTTTGTAATTCTATACCCTGATTGATACCCTCTTGATATAATTTATAGAATTTTGATTTTTTACTAACTCCTAAATATGATTCGGTCAAAGACTTCTTAGAATTAAATTCTGTATATATAAATTCTCTTAAAATGTCTTTTATTACAGCTTCTTTATGATTTAAATTTTGGTCCATATTAAATAAATATAGATTTGATCTAGAACTTTAAAATAATATTGACATCTTCAGCTTCTGTATATATACTTGAGTGAATATGAGACTGGTAATCTTGTATTTCTAATTATATATACCAACAGTTAAACACTTAAAAAGTAATAATATAGTATGTCAGTAGTCAAAAATAACATATCAATGGAGAGACAGAGTAAATACGTTGTTATTCGTAATGGTCTAAGAGTATCCGATTTAGAATATTCGAATAAAGAAGAAGCTAAAGTGGAATATGATCATTGGAAGAATATCATTACACGTTGGCCAGATGGAAGTAAACTAGAAATTCTCGAAACGAAAGGTAGGTAATTATGGGATTAAAAGAACAAATTAAAAATGCAAGTTCCGAATCGGAGATTTCCTCTTTATTGACAAAAGGAAAATCTTTTGAATTTGCAAACGAATCCACAAAACGGTCATGGAAATCAGCAGCTAGAGTTAGGTTAACTTCATTAACTGGCAATGACGTTACTCAAACTCCTGAAAAAGAAGTTGTTGCAAAAAAGACTCCAAAAAAGAAAAAAGATAAAGTTGGTTAACTATAAATAAATCACTCGAAATAAAGGCGTTACGTAATGGTAACGCCTTTTTTGTTTTTATTTTTCTATTTATTGAATGAATGGATAAATCATTTAGTGTAATGTCTTTACCGTTTGAGTATGATGAAATGGAATCATTTATTCAAACATACAAAGATAAGTTAATGGAACAAATTGTATCATCGGTACAATATGCGTTGGACAATGATTATCCTACTGTCGAGGTATTTTCTTTTAAAAATTCAGATTTTATTGTTATATTAACCCAATCGGAATTCAAGGATAATATTGATAATGTCTTTGAATATTATGTGAATACGGAGCAATATGAATTTTGTTCCCGTTTAGTAAAATTAAAAAAACAAATAGAACAACATGAGCAAAAACAACAAGAAAGACACAAGCCCAAAAGTTCATCAAAACGCAAAGATCAGAGATGATATCAAGATCGATAAACGTGAATTAACACCAAAACAAAAAGAATTATTAGAATTATTACAAAATAAGAATACAAAGTGTGTCTTTATTGCTGGACCAGCCGGTACATCAAAAACTTATACATCTGTTTTAGCCGGTCTGAATTTATTGAATCAAAAAAGAGTAAGTGAAATAGTATATGTTAGAAGTATAGTTGAAAGTAGCGATAGTAAGTTAGGATTTTTGCCTGGGGAAATGGATGAAAAAATGAGTCCATATATTCAACCACTTATTGATAAGTTAGAAGAATTGGTACCAAAACACGATATTGATAAGTTGAAAAAAGAAGAACGTATCCATGGATTTCCAATAAACTTTTTACGTGGTTTGAGTTGGAATGCTAAATGTATTGTAGCGGATGAAGCACAAAACATGACTAAGAAAGAACTTACTACGTTAATTACACGTGTAGGTGAATTTAGTAAATTGTTTATTTGCGGTGATCCAGATCAAAGCGATATTAATGGTAAAAGTGGATTTGTACCAATGATGAATGTATTTGACGACGAAGAAAGTAGAAATAATGGTGTATATGTATTTAGATTCGAAGAAGAAGATATTGTGAGAAGTGGATTAGTTAAATTTGTATTAAAAAAACTAAAAACTCTGCAATAATTATATTTATATAATATTATGCCAGTCTTATCTAATAACGGAAGATTAATTTCGTCACTGCCTATAACTTCGACTGTAAGTGGACAAGATGAATTACTTTTACAGTCAAATGGAGTTACCAAACGAATAAGTTATGCATCTTTAAGCGGATCGATACTTAGTTCTAATAATTTCAGTCCATTCAATGCAACTGTAAATTTCACTAGTCCAACTAATAAATTCACAGGTAGTTTTTATAATGAAAATAATTATTCATGTAATTTTTATACAGTTGCGGTTAGAAATACACTGACGGGTAATACTATTATTGCAACCTCTGGTTTTTCTGGAAATGTAACTGGCAACATAACATCTACTGGAACAAGTACATTTAGTAGTATTGATGTTAATGGAGGCGCTATAGATGGCACTATTATAGGAGCTGCATCTGCTACAACTATAACTGGCACAACTATAACGGCTACAACTGGATTCAGTGGTAATATAACATCTGTAGGAACAAGTACATTTTCTAATATTGATGTTAATGGTGGTACTATAGATGGTACGTCTATAGGAAATTCATCCGAATCAACTATAAAAGGAACGAGAATAAGCGCTAGTATAGGTTTCAGAGGTAATATAACAGGTTCGATAAGAGGAGATGTATATAGCCAAAATGGTGACAAAGTATTAGAAAATGGTACCAGTGCAAATCCAAACGGGAATGTACCTACAGCATATTTTTACGGAACAAGCTCATATGCTATACAAGCACTAACAGCGGCTTATGCAGCTGCTGGTGGATCAGCAATAAATGGTGTGCCAATAGGAGGTAATCAATATCAAATATTAGCTAAAAATACTAATACTAATTATGATGTTGGATGGACCAATCCTATTAGCAGAAGCGGATCTCCATCTCAGTATGATATGACAATGTGGAACAGTGCATACGTAATTAAAAATGCTCCTGGATTCACGTATTCAGCTGGATCCGATTTATATATTTACAATAAAAGTATTAATGTAAATAATAGATTAACAGCTAATTCAATAACTAGTAGTTTTTATGGTGGTCCTGGTGGATTCAAAAAACAAGGAACTATAGATGTAAGTTTTTGGGGCACAGGTAGTCATGCTGTTACCGCGAGTTATGTGAGTTCACTTGCACCTGTAGTAAATACTAGTACCGGCACAGTAGCTGACTTTGTAGGTGGAACAAACGAAGGAGGAGTTGGTACTTATTGTTATGCTATCACACACGGATTCGGTGCATCTCCATCATCAATAAGAGCTACTTTATACTGTGATAGTAGTGATGCTGGGGTAGGATACGTAGCCGGTGATGAAGTTGATTTAAATGTCGTAGAATCAAATCAACTAGATGCAAATATATTTTCAACATGGACCAATTCAACTTATGCGGCTGTATCTGTTGCCGGCAATACAGGTTTCCCAAATGATTTATACATTCCGGCTAAAACAGGTGGTACATGGCCTGCAATTGACAAGAGTAAATGGAAATTTAAAATTAGAGTTTGGAAATAACACATTATTGTATACTTATAATATATGGCAATAAGTCCCTGTAACACTTTAAATGTAAAAACGCTTAGAATAAGTCAATTAGCTTCTTCTGCTATTAGTTCCAATGATGTATTGATGATTTCTCAGTATGATAGTATCAATAACGTATATTATTCTAAAAAAGCTACATTTGGAAATTTAATAACATATTTTGGTACCGTTAACGCTTCTTACAAAGGTTCATTTACAGGTAGTTTGGATATAACTTCTGGATTCACAGGATCTACCGTGGTAATATCTCCTAGCGCTGGTACATTTTTAAATGATAATTTTCTACCAATATTTTTGAACGGAAATCCTTACAAAATACCATTGTATCCAAACGTTTAATATTTATTATATATGCCTTTACCATGCAACAACGTCAGTGTAACTCCAATTAAAGTAAGTCAACTAGTTAGATATTCAAATTTAGACGGAGGCGATATATTGTTGACAGTGGAATCAGGTTCTTTACTTTGGTCGAGACGCAGTACTGTTAATGATTTAAAAGTTTCCATGGGAAAACTTACAGGATCATATTCAGGTAGTTTTACTGGAAGTTTTAAGGGAAAATCAAGCGGTAGTTTTAGTGGTAGTTATTGGGGAAAAGTTATAAGCAAAAATACTAAAGCTACAGGCAGTTTTAGCGGAAGTCACTGGGGTAGTTTAATAAGTAAAAACACTAATGCTACAGGTAGTTTTAGCGGAAGTTATTGGGGAAGTATAGTAAGTAAAAATACAAAGGCTACAGGCAGTTTTAGAGGTTCAATTGTGAGTGTAAATACGATTGCTAGTGGCAGTTTCAGTGGAAGTTACTGGGGTAGAATATTAAGCAAAAATACTGTAGCTAGCGGCAGCTTTAGTGGGAGTAATTATGGTAAACTTTTTAGTAAAAATGCTATAGCTTCTGGAAGCTTTAGTGGTAGTCATTACGGAAAGGTTATTGGAGCTAATGGATCTTTAGTTACAGGATCTTTTAGAGGTATAGATAATATTACAAACTTCAACGGCACGGGAAAAAAAGTATCATTCAATGGTACGGCTAGTTACGCTATAAGTTCTAGTTATGTTAGTGGACCCGCTAGACTATTCAATGTATATACCAGACCGTCTCAAACCACAGGCACACCTCCAACTGATATAACCGTTTCGGTAACTAAACCTAGTTCCGCAACTTGGTACGACTTTGAAATATTTCTTAGTTCAAATGCAAGAACCGATAACGGACTGAGCTTAGAAGGTAAAATTAATTTCAATACAGGAATAATCGCGGGAACTTCAGTTAGTGAACAATACAATGCTGGTACTTCAAGTCCCAATATATTACCAAGTACAGGTATAGGAAATGTATTACAACAATGGCAAGGAACTGTTGATAATGATAGTTGTTTATGTAGATGGGAACACACTGGATTGGTACCATCGGTTATCAGTTCTACTAATACAATATCATTTATATGTGGTGTAAACGTTTTAGGCGGAGGATATGATGGAAACGGATATCAAGTATCTGGTTTGAAAGCATCGTATTATTTCTGAAATTTTCTTGGCATTTTTCAAAAACTAATTTATATATATTCTTGAATGGCACAGATGTGTTATTCACTATAGTGCTCGAGTGAGGCTATTAGGTTAATAAGTTCAATAGAATTATTAAAAGAAAGGAAAATATATGTCAGTAATTAGATACAATCCGGCGTTTCGCCATTTAAATCGTGATGAGTTTTTAACTCCATTCGATAAGTTGTTTGATGAAGTATTCACTTCACAATTCCCAGAAATCACAAAAGAACTAGGTATAGGATTCTTTGAAAAACAAAGTTATCCCCGTGTAGATGTGATTGATTACAATGATCGTGTAGAAATTTTAGCAGAAATTCCAGGTCTGTCTAAAGAAGAAGTATCAGTTGATGTACAAGAAAATGTACTTACTATTAGCGGTCAAAAGATTCGAAAACTTGAAGATACAGATCTACAAGATCGCAGATACATTCGTAGAGAATTAAAACATAGTAGTTTCAAACGTAGTTTTACATTAGGCGATATCATTGATAAAGACGAACCATTGGCTAAATTTGAAAATGGTTTGTTGACAGTCACTCTTAATAAGTTGAAACCAACTGTACCGACAAGTAAGAAAGTAAAGATTGATTAATTAATATTCAATCAAGGTTATATTAACCCCGTTATTAAATTAACGGGGTTTTTATTTTACAGATATTTATATATATGATAAAATTTCAACATTTGGTACTATTTACTTCACTTTTGATAGCTGGATGTGCAGCTTACTTTAGTGTATATGGTATAGGACTATTATTCTCTGGCGCAACTATTGCTGCTATGGTAATGGCATCTTCTTTGGAACTCGGTAAACTTGTAACAACTTCTTGGTTATTTAGATATTGGAATAAATCCAATGTTTTGATGAAGACTTATATGATCGTAGCTATATTTGCTTTGATGGGTATAACTTCATTGGGTATATTTGGATTTTTAACAGCGGCTTTTCAAAAGTCATCGTTAGAAACAGAATTGTCCGTAAATAAAATCTCTACATTAGAAACTCAAAAAATTGAAGAAAAGTTAAAAATGGACTCTGTAAAAAAGTCTATTGAAAAAATTTATGCATTGAGAAGTTCTCAAGAATCTAGATTAACCGAAGTGTTAACGAATACATTGATCGCTAGAAATCCTATTCAATTACAGAATATACAAAATCAAATTAATGATCAAATTGGCGACTTAAACAAACAATTAGAATCTGAAAACGAAAAGTCTAAAATATATGGAGACAAAGTTTCAAAAATTGATGAAGAAATTTTCAAGTTAAAAGTTGATAATAGTCAGAAAAAAGATATTACCACTTTTAAATTCGTAGCGGATCAATTTAGTACAACTATTCAAAATGTTGTTAAGTGGTTTATTGCTGTATTAATTGCGGTATTTGATCCATTGGCAGTAATACTACTATTAGCATATAACATTTCTTCCAATAGAGTTTACGATGAAGAAAAATCAGAAAGTATTCAAGAAAACAAAGATATTTCCCAAAATAAACCCGAACAAATCATCATAGAAAAGATAGTGGAGAAGCCTGTTGAGGTTGAAAAGATTATTGAAAAACCAGTAGAAATTGAAAAAATAGTAGAGAAGCCTGTTGAGGTTGAAAAGATAGTGGAGAAAATAATAGAGAAACCTGCTAAAAAATCTACGGGTGTAAGAGGAATGTTCAGTTTTTAAATAAAAAAATAATTTTTCTTTATTCTACTATATATGTAAATACACGTATATGGACGAAGAAGAAATTTTTAAATTATATAAGAATCTAAAAAGAGGATTCGATTTATCTGATTGGGACTTAGTAGAAGAATCAATTGAGTATTTAGCTGAATACATTGACTTAGGTAACGAAGACGAAACTTTTGACGAATTAAACTAATGATATATGTTATATTGATAGCATTATTGGCATCACTAATAGTGAATATTTTTTTATTAGTGGCCCTTAAAAAGTCTTTTGAACAAATAGACCAATTGGAGTCTTGGTTATTAGAATTCAAATTGCTTGTAAAAAATACATATAATAAGTTGAAATTTGTTGATGATCGGGGTATCTTTGTTAAAGATGATGATGTTGGCTTTTTATTTACAGATCTGCTTAATATCATCGAACTAACGAATAAAAGAATTCAAACTGATGATAATGATAAACCTACCGCTATTAATGAAAAAAACAAAATCGAAACCTTCTAAAAAAATAAAGAAGATCGCTGTTACTAAAGACAGTGTTAAAAAAATTAAGAAAGTAGTAAAGAAGGTTAAATCGGTAAAAAAACCTAAAATTACCATCGATATTGTTATTACAAAAAAAGAAAAAACTCCCAAGACTATTTCTAATATAGAAGTTCCAAGAACAATTCAAATAGAACATATATCAGATAACGCCTCTGACTCACACGAAGAATCTGCTTTTGACATTAACGGAGAACGTAAAAAACGTCGTGGTAGAAATAAGAAAGAAAAGATATATTTTTCTAAAAAAACTGAAGATGCTATTATTGAATACAACAATGAAGAAGATGAAGTAAGACGAAATGAAATTTATGAAACAAAGATAAAGTTTAGTTTTGATAAATTAGTAGAAAATATATTTAATACATTTAAATTCACGTATTTTGACAATAGTCCATTGGAAATTCAGAAAGAAACTGTTTCACATTTAGTAACAAATATTCATAAATTTCAAGCTGGAAAAGGAAAAGCATTTAGTTATTTCAGTATTGTAGCTAAAAATTATTTGATATTTCACAACAATAACAATTATAAGAAATTCAACCAACACGTAGATATTAGTGAAACACCAAGCGAATCATCGGTTTGTTTACAAACAGAAGATGCACATCATAAAGATATTCAGACTCAAGAATTTATGAAGTTGATTGTAAATTATTGGGAAGCAAATATAACTAAGATTTTCAATAAACAAAAAGATTTAAACATCGCATACGCTGTTATAGAACTATTCAGAAACTGTGAAAGAATAGAAAATTTCAACAAAAAAACTTTGTACCTGTATATCAGAGAATTGAGTAATTGTAAAACCCAACAAATTACAAAAGTTATCAACAAAATGAAAACATATCAAAACCTCGTAATGAGAAATTATAGTAATAGAGGAACATTATAATATCTAAATTGTTAATAAAACCACTCCAATCGGAGTGGTTTTTCTATTTATAGGTATATGGACTTAAATTTTGAAATTTACAAAGGGAAGAATTTTTCTGGTCTTTGTAAAGACATAGTAAAAAATTCAGAGAATAAGAAAGATCAAATTGATATTTTGATCTCAGAATTACGTACTTTAATTAAAACTGTAAATGACGCTGTAATCATCGTGCCTCTTATAAAAGACTACTATGATGTGGGAATTAAAAACGACGAACAGTTAGTTAAATTAGCAGCCGTGGTACAACGATTGGTCGCAAAAGGAGAATCTACTGGAGAAGGCAATGCTATGGTTCTCAGTGAAGATGAAAGAAAACAGTTAATGGAAGAAGTTATAACAATTAGCAAAGGAGAATAATGAGTACGAATGTATCAAGTATAGTTAGATCGTTAAATCCTTCTACTTCAACTGTTATGAATACATCTATTAGTAATATAGATGCTAATTTTTTGAAATTGGCGGTTGTAGTTGATATTATTTTAGATGACAAACATCCATTTTTTGGAAAAACTACAACAGATAAAAATTCACAACCTCCTCCGACCGTAAGATACCAACAGATACCGGTAAATTACGATAATAAAATACCAGTGGCAACAGATACCGATTTTAGTTATATTGGAAGAGCTAAAATTCGTGTTTTAAGTGAGGAAAAACAAACTGCTTATGATAAGCTACCATGGGCTATTCCGTTGGAGAACACTATTACTCAGTTTCCATTATTAAACGAAACAGTTTTAGTTATAAAAATAGGAGATAACTATTACTACACGAAACCATTTAATCGTTTAAACTTTTTGGGTACAAATGGAGAGTTTATAACTGAAAAATCAAGTAGTGACGATGGTAAAAGTGCAATTGCATACTTACAACCCAAGAGCCGAAAAAGCTATGTAAGTCATCCAGCATTTATAAATCAAAATCAAACGGGGTATTTTGGTAATTATTTTATATGTAATCCATTCATACGTAGTGTACGTCAATTTGAAGGAGATACCATAGTAGAAAGTAGGTTTGGACAATCTATAAGATTTAGTGCGTATGATGATAATCGTTCGAATGATAAAGGTGCTTATCCATCTTATGCTTTGAATGGAAATCTATTTAAAGATTCAGTTGATGGTGGATATGGAAATCCTAAACTAACTATACGCAATAGACAACGTAATATTGCTCAAAAAACCGCACAACAGTTACATCCTAAATTACCTCCTATACCTGCTATAACCGAAAAGGAAAAAAACTACGGAGGTCAGATTGATGAAGATATAAATAACGATGGTAGTACTATTCAGTTTACCAGTGGAAATACTTTAAGTACTTGGCAAACAACTGTATATAAAAGTATATTCGGGATTAATAGTGAAAATAAGCCTACAGAAGAACAACCACGATTTAATCCTAAAGGATCAACATCTTTTAAGTTTCCCACTTTAGATCGTGATCAAATTGTAATAAATTCTGATAGATTAATATTAAGTAGTAGATTTGCAGAGACCCTACACTTTAGTAAAAAACGATATGCTGTAACTACCGATAGTGAATATACCGTTGATGCTAATGATCAGGTTGTTATCACTACAAATAATACTGCTACTATAAATGCTCCGCAAATATTTTTGGGTCAATACGGTGAAACTAATGAACCTGCTTTGTTGGGTCAAACAACTGTAGATTGGATGTATGATCTTTGCAATTGGTTGTTGGATCACGTACACTGGTATCATCACGTTCATCCACATCCACACGGTCACGTAGATGCTGGTAAAATTGATGCGGAAAATACGAATGATGCAAATCCAGATCAAACACAAATACCAGTACAACAAATTAAGCTTAAATTACTAAGAGATAATTTACATAAAACGTTAAGTAGACGAGTATTTGTTACTGGAGGTGGATATGCTCCTGGTAGCAATGGAGTCAAACCTACTGGTAGTGGTGGTGAATGTAAAGACCCAGTAGAAATTAATACTGTTACAGGAACTGGAGTTGTGGGTGATTTCAAAGGTAGAAATCGTCGTGAAGGTCCAGTACAAGTTGAATTTGAATTTGAGGATTAATATATGGCATTACAAGTAGTAGACATATTTGGCAATTTACAACCAGCAACAGGTAGAGTTTTTCCGAAAAACTCTTTGGAAATAATTCCATATTTTAACAAATACAAAACAGGCGTAGGATCAGTTTTTAAAATAAATTCACAAGGCACATCTGTAAGTAACGATAATAAAATAACGCCGGAGTCTTATCAATCGTTATATGAATTTTATAGTCCTACTGAATTATTGAATAATGGGTATGCACAAATTGGGGATAATAAGTATATTAAAACTTATAAAAAATACGATAGAACTTTTCAGTTTTTTCAAAATTATTTTACAGAAACTTATACGCCAAAATCAGGAGGAACTCCTAAAATAAACGTATTCGTCGATTTGGAGAAATATCCAATATTCAATGAAAGCATAGGCGATAGACTTTCTTGTTTAGCACAATATGATTCTATCAAATCTTCGACACTATCCAATACACAACTTGGTTTTAGACGATTTTTTAACGTTCAAGCATTCAACTGGCCAACTGTTACAGACGCATCCAATTACGAATTTTCGTATAATAGATCATTAAATAGTGTTAAAGCTGACGTAAATTATATATTTGAAGAAATTAAAAATAAAGTTTCTTCGGGTCAACTTGATAAGAAACTGGTACCAGATTGCTTTTTATCTGATCCTGATCCAGCTTTGCCAGGACCTCCTACACAAACAATTAATGGTGTAGCAAATAAAGCTCCTGTAGTAGATAATCCCAACATAAAACTTCCATCTCAAGAAGTAAAGGGGCTAGACGCAAATGCAGCACAACAAGCAGCCTCACAAGCGCAAGGCGCAGCAAGTAATGCAGCATCTCAACTTAAAAGTGCGGCCGGTGGATTGACTAATCAAGTACAAGGCGCAGCTGGTCAAGCTCAAGGTGCAATTGGTGGTGCTCAAGAATCTGCAGGAGGCGTACTTAGTAATCTTTCATCGGGCGTTAAAGGTGCAATTGGAGGAGGAGCTTTAGGAGCTGGTATTGGAGCATTAGCCGGTGGTGGTAAAGGAGCATTAATAGGAGCAGGCGCTGGATTGGTAGCTGGTGGAATAGCTGGTAGTGTTGTTGATAAACTCAATCCAAAAGGAATCAAACCAGATGGACTAGGTAAAGATTGGTCTCCAGATAAGTTTAGTCCTGAATCTATAGCTGGAAATGATAAATTTGTAAATGCTAAAACAGGTATGGTTGAATCCACATCTAAATTGGCTAGTGGCTTGAAAGGTGGTTTATTGGGCGGAGCACTTGGAGCCGGTGTGGGAGCATTAGCTGGGGGTGGTAAAGGAGCATTAATAGGTGGATTAAGTGGTACTGCACTTGGCGCTGGATTATCTGTTGGTGGTGTAACAGGAGGAGCTTTAGCAGGTGGTGGGTTAGGGGCCGGAATCGGAGGAATAGTGGGAGGTGGAAAAGGAGCTGTAATTGGTGCCGTTTCAGGAGGAGCAGTTGGGGCGGCTGCAGCTAAATTAGCGAGTGTACAAAAAGGAATGCCTAAACCAAATATACCAAAACCACCTAGTACACCACGCATCAAGACAGTCAAAATACCAAGACCATCAAATCCAAAAGGTGCAACAGATTTATTAAATTTACCTAAATCTCCGTTGGGTTAATAATTATATATAATAGTATGAAAATAGAAGTATTAAAAGAATTCATCAAGAAAACGGTACAACAAGAAGTACGTAATGTAATACACTCTGAAATTAAACTTCAATTGGCAGAAATATTTTCCAAAGAAGTTGGTCAGAATAAGAAAAAGTCATCTGAATCTGACTTGGAACAACAAATTCTCAAAGAGTTGGAAACTATGGATGATGTTCAAGTTATCGAAGAGGAAGTTAAACCGGTCAAAAAGTTTGTAAAATATACAAACAATCCAATGTTGAATGATATTTTGAATCAAACTACAGGCGGAGTACCACAAGAAGGTGGTTTGGTTAGTATGATGGGAGGACTTGGCGGTGGATCAACACAAGTAATTGCGGAATCAAAAGCTCCAGCGAATGCTCCTGAACCAGTAAAAAGTGTTTATAGTGCTATGAATAGAGATTATAGATCACTAATGAAAGCGGTAAACAAAAAACGTGGTGACAAGTAAAATAAATGGCAACTCCAACCAAATCTATAGGTTTATCATTACCAATACAACTTGGTAATCAAGGTTATTTTAGCACAAATAAAGATACGATCTCACAGATTGGTACAAATATTCAAAATTTATTGTTAACTATTCCTGGAGAAAGAAGATTTAATAATACATTTGGATCTGGATTATACAATTTATTATTTAATAATATAGGAGATGATATATCAAATGATATCATTATTGATGTAATTCAACGTGACGTTGACAAATTTATGCCTGGCACAACAATATTGAAAGTGGAACTATCTCCAATTCAACCAGATAATAATAGTAAAAATTCGATATTTATAAGTATTACCTTTAGATATAATAATACTGTGGGTGAAACCGAGTTTAACTTGGAAACTAATAAAATCTAATGTCAACGCTAATTAACAAAACATTTGACGCGAATACAAAAGATGTAAATTATCTTAATAGAGATTTTACGTCTTTACGTCAACAACTAATTGATTTCACAAAACAATACTATCCACAAAGTTATAAAGATTTTAGTGAAAGTTCTCCAGGTCAAATTTTTATAGACCAAGCGGCTTATGTTGGAGATGTATTATCTTACTATACAGATCAGCAATTTTTTGAAAGTTATATTCAATTTGCTCAAGATCGTAGAAATATTATAAATTCGGCTAAATATTTGGGTTATAAACCAAAAGTGTCTTCAGCATCTTCATCTGATGTTGACGTATTCCAATTATTACCATCTATTCGTACCAGAGATAATCAATATCTTCCGGATGAACGTTATTGTTTGATATTACAACCATTTTCACAACTATCTAGTACGCCAGGAGTTAATTTCGTAATAGAAGAAAGTATAGACTTCAGTCAAGATACTAAATTTTCGCCTAGAGAAATATCTGTGTATAGTCGCGATAATACAGGTGCTCCTCAATTTTATCTAATCAAGAAAGCAGCTAAAGCTTATTCTGGAACGGTAATTACTAAACAAGTTAGTGTAACAGATCAAGTGCCTTTTTATAGTATAACATTAGATGAAACGAATGTTCTTAAAATCATAAGTGTCGTTGATAGTAATAATAATAATTACTACGAAGTAGATTATTTGGCTCAAGACACAATTCCAATTGAAGTGGATAACGTGCCACTAAACAATCAAACTTTATCTCCATATAGAAGTGAAACTCCAAAAATTCTAAAGTATTTAAGAACGGAGAAAAGATATGTTACGGTTGTTAATGAGAATAATCAGACTACTTTACAATTCGGCGCAAATACTGAGAATTTTGAAAATACTATTGTTATACCAAATCCAACTAATGTTGGGGTAGCATTATCTAATTTAAAAAATTTAAATATCTCATTGGATAATACCAATGTGTTAAAAGAAAAGTCGTATGGTATGTCTCCATCTAATACGACATTGACTATAACGTATGTTATAGGCGGAGGTTTAAATTCAAACGTAAACTCTGGGGAAATCAACAAGATTTTAGGAATTTCTTATTTAAATGATACTACATCATTAACTGACAGCGAAGTTATATTATTGAATACTATAAAAAATTCTTTAAGAGTAAATAATATAGAGGCTGCTACAGGCGGTGACGATGCTGAATCTGACGAAGAAATTAGACAAAATGCAATGTTGAATTTTTCCACACAAAATCGTATGGTTACAGAAGACGATTTCTTGTTGAGAATTTATGCATTGCCACCGCAATTAGGCAATATAGCTAAAGCGTTTGTACAAAGTAATTTAACTAGAGAAGTTCAATATAATGGATTGATTAGTGGTATTTTAAATACAGAAAACAATTCAACTGTAAATTTAGCTCCATTAAATCCTCTTGACAGAAAGAAATTCTTACAGTCAAATAGCCCATTTACTAATAATTTATATTTGCTTGGATATGATGCAAATAAAAATTTAACACAAGTAAATCCAGCAACTCTTCAAAATCTAACCACATATATTCAGAACTATAAGATTCTGACAGATAAGATTAATATCATCGATGGTTACATAATTAACATTGGAGTTGAATTTAAAATAACTGTATTTAAAGGATTTAATAAATCTGAAGTGTTAAATAGCTGTATACAATCTGTAAAATCATTTTTTGATATAGATAAATGGAGTTTTAACCAACCAATAAATTTAAGTCAAATAAATTTCGAGATAATGCAAAATGAAGGCGTTCAATCCGTGAGCGACATTGTTATAAAAAACTTAACTATTGATGACGGTAATTATTCTTCCGTTGCATACAATATTAGTATCGCGACACAAAATAATATAGTGTATCCACCAAAGGATCCTGCTGTATTTGAAGTTAAGTTTCCAGATTCTGACATAAAAGGACTTGTAGTATAATATGCACACATTTATTTATCCATCTCAAGATACCTACATAAACAATTCGCCTGAATTTGTCAATAAAAATTTTGGCATTGATGAAATTTTAGAAATCTACGCTTCCAACATTGGTAATTCCGTAGTTTACACAGATCCAGTTTGGCACGATGCGCCACAGACTGCTTCCTCTTATGGAAACAATGGATGGTTAGCCTATACAACATCCTCATTATTTATTTATTCAGGAAGTGCTTGGTATGCATATTCTTTAACTTCGTCTGTAATACCAAATACATCTTTTATATCAAATTTTACCGGAAGATTATCTAATAAAACAAATCCTCCACGAAAACCACTTTACATTTCAGGATCAGCTACATTTGCATCTGGATCTTTTGTTGGACAGTTTACTTCAGATCAATGTGTAACTTCTTCATTTAGCGGAAGTTTTAGTAGTTCTAGCTTTAAAGGAATCATCAGTACCAATACGTCTAGTAATTTATACTATGTCGATGTAGTAAATTTCGCTGGATATTTTAAAGGCATTTATAGTGGATCATTTGAAAGACCATCTACAGCTACATATCTGAATAGACCTGAATTTTCAAGAACATTGATAAAGTTTGATTTAACTGAGTTAAGTAAATCTGTATCAGATAATAATATAAGCGGCTCTAATATTAAATTTACTTTGAATTTAAAATCATGTGGATCTAGAAATTTACCACTAAATTATAGTATATATGCTTATCCAGTAAGTCAAAGTTGGAATAATGGAAATGGAAGATATGCAGATGATGGATCTCAGTTAGGATCTAGTTGGTTATACAGAAATTACGATGGAAATGGTTTATGGTATGGGAATTCGATATCAAATAGTTATCAACAAGTAGACTATTTGACAAATCCATCTTATGCAAGTGCTAGTTTTCAAAATCAAGGAGGAACGTGGTATTATAAAGTACCAGCTTCTTACACAAACAAGCCAAAATGGATTTGCAATTCAACGAAATATCCATCTTTGGTAAATGCAAGTTTAATTTGTAGTCAGTCATTTAGTTACGGACAACAAAGTGACGTTACTATGGATATAACTAAAATCGTTAGAGGATGGTTATGTGGATGCGTTCCAAATCAAGGACTTATGTTGTTGAGTTCTTTGGAAATTTCAACTCCTCCATTACAACCAACCAATGGACTACTACAGTTTTTTAGTAAAGAAACAAATACTATTTATAGTCCATATATTGATATAGCCTGGGATGACAGTGTATTTAATACCGGAAGTTTGAAACCTGTTTCAGGATCAATTCAAAATTTAATTACATTGAATTACTTGAAAGAAGCCTATAAAGCTGGAAGTTTACCAAAAATATTTGTATTTGCTAGAGATAGATATCCGTTGAAAAACTTCCAAAAAGCTTATCAACAACCAGCTATGGTTACGCCGCAGTATCTTCCAACTAGCTCATATTATATGATTAAGGACGCTGAATCAGAAGAAGTTTTAGTAGGATTTGATCAATATACAAAGTTGAGTTGTGATCCAAATCAAGGTAATTATTTTAAATTACAAACAACTGGATTGCCACAAGAAAGATATTTGAAAATATTTATAAAATCGGAATATAAAGATGGAACTATAGATATAACAGATACCCAAAAAATATTTAAGATAACAAGATAATATGGCGGATATACAATTAAATTATGATGTAGCTATAGATGAAGTTTCAAGCTTTAAAAATTTTGGAACATTCACTAACAATTTAGATTCTTTTGGCAATTTCCAATTGGTATTTTCTGTGGCTCAGTCTGTTAATGGAAATGTTAATTATGTTAAAGTTCCATTAAAAACATTCTTATACAACGAGAATAAAATTCTTGATGCAAATACTGCAGATTTTACTGAACTTCAAACTGTTCAACAAGAAGAAAAACGCAATGTGGATGAAGTTTTGAATCAATATAATAATCTACTTGAAGAAAATAGAATTCTCAATCAGACGGTTAATGAACTGGTTGAGAAGTATGAGAACAATGATGATAAACAAGTAATCGCAGAACAAAAGAGAACAATAATCGGCCTTAGAATTCAATTGGGACAGGGATCTGTTCCATCAGACTTTTCAGATGACTTTCCGTTTTTACCACTAGTATAATATGCCTTACGACTATTTAACAATTAATGAACTTGATCTCGCTAATGGTATAGCAAGTGCTTCGTATTTTCAACAAGACTTACAATCTTTATACGAACAACAAGTTTTAAACTCTGAGAACTTTTTCGGGGACACGAATGATGATATATTAGAATTAAGCGTTTATAATAGTAACCAAGAGCCAATTCTTTTTAATAGGGTAATACCGAAAACAACTTATAGCATCGTACAATCGTCGTATAAAGATATAAACAACGTTCAACGATCATATAAAGTTGCAAATCCATTTACAAATTATGCTTTATATGGCAATGAATTGTTGTTACACAGTCAATTTGATCTTAAGTTTGATGAATTAAGCTCTGGTTTGTATTATGTTCTATATAATCCAATTAGAAACATTGCTGGTAATACGTCTAATAGATTATTTATAAAAGAAATATCTCCAAGTCGAACCGAATTAAGATTGTCTTACGCATTTGATCCAACTCTTAATGAAGCCAATAGAGTAGATTCAGTAAAAATATCAGCATTTGCGGATAAAAAATTTGTTTTCTTACAAGTAATAGACCAAATTATTCCTATCGTAGATAGAAACCCTATAGACGAATCATTTAACGCAAATTCTCCTAATTTTAATTATTTGAAATATGCACAACTACTTGGGTTTAAATCTTCGGCTGAATTGCAAGAATTTATAAATTCAGTTTACGTTGGCTATAATAAAGTTATAAATCTATCTAATGATCCTGATTCTGTAATTAGTCAGAATATAAAATTTGCAGGAATTGCCGAACAAATAAAAAACTTTGTTTACACTTATAATGAAACTGAATTTTCCCAGGACGAAATACTGACGGCTATTTCATTGATTGCGGCAAAAGTAAGTCAAGACGCAATATTACAAAGAACAACTTTAACAGACACAGATCTCGCCGAAACAGTAAATGTATTTGTAGAAATCGCATACAGATATTGGTTGCAACCAAAGATTACAGAATTATTAAATGACTATAGTCTAAAGTTTTATGGATTTTATAAAAACGCGTTAAATTTTGATAATGGAAATTTAGTAAAAATATTAACTCACACAAGTTATTTAAATGTAGTAGATAATCGTATTAACGTTCAAATTAAATTAGATAGTCCACTTCCATCTGAGTATTCTATAAGAGACACTTGTTGGATTTCTAACATTTCATTGGCTCCTTTATATTTTAAAATTAACTTATATACTGCTCCAATTTCACGAAAAGTTTATTTGAATGGGGTTAATTTTACAGTTGCAGTACCGTCTGTTAATCCAACGAATGACAAGTTTAACGCTACAAATGATAATACATTATTTGCAGCTAAAGCTAGAACTCAACAAAAAATAAATGATTTGTTGATTAACTATAATGATTTCAGCAATTTTATTAATTTTTCTTCTGCTGAATTAAGAACTAAGATAGCTAAAAGTAAAATTTCTAAATATGACTCGTATGAAACGTCCAAGAGTCAAATAAAGAACCAAGCATCCGCAACATCTAACATTTCTATATCTGCTTCGTATTCAAATGATTTTACCAAGATTATAAACGAACAAATTTCATTACTAGATAGCTTCGATGAATATGAATCTTATCTATTTTATTCTACATCTAGTATAGATCAAAAAATAGAAGATGGCATAAGTTTTGATAAAAGTAATTACAATTCTTTATTTTATCAATTGCCAGAGTATATTAAGACCGAAGAATCCAATGCTGATTATATAAAGTTTACAGCAATGGTTGGACATTTCTTCGACAACATTTTAATTTTTGTTAAGAAGTTTCCGAAATCTTATCCAATTAATTGGGACGATAACAATAGTTATCCTAAAAATTATATAGAAGAATTATTAAATAATTTTAACTGGGATGTTACTGATTTTAAGTTTAACAAAAGCGATGTAAATCAATTGTTGTTTAACAATACGCAAATGTCTGGAAGTTTATCATCCTCATATTTTGATTATGCTAAATCTATATTTAATAGAATAACAAATAATTTAAGTTACATATATAAAACTAAAGGAACGTCTACATCGTTTAATCTTATCCGTTCAATTTTTGGAATATCTTCAGATTTGATTAATGTAGTTGAATATAGCAGTCCAAATGTTTTAATAAATAGAAATGTTTACTACGATTTTGATGATATCGTGTATGCTACTAAGTATGAAGACGATCAATTTGTTAAATTTAATTTTACTAGTAGTGAATTCAAATATTTAGCTACTCAAGATAGTTTGAGTGGAAGTTATATAGGAAGTTATACCGGAGATACAATATATTTAACAAGATCTTATATAGAAAATTTCACAGGCATTTCTACTGTAGAATGCACATTTAGATCAAATGAATGGAATAAATATAATTATAAAGATAAAATTCCACTTATTAAGAAACTAAGAAATGATAATTTAGACTGGCAAGTTTATTTGTATAAAACAAAACAAAGAGAATCTGCAAAATTAATTTTTGAATTAAGTCCTATAGGATCCACAACAGCTACATCCAGTATAGAAAGTATTGAAATGCCTTATTTAAATGGCGATTTTTATACTTTCATGGTTAGAAAAGAACCAAATGATTCAATAAGATTTGATGCGTTGTCACCGTCATCCTCAATGACATCAAGCATTGGATATTATGGAAATTATAATGTAACTCAATCTATCTGTGAAACTTTTTATCCAAATGCTTACAAGTATATACCTCAGACATATACATTATATGTAAATCAATATTATGGAAGTTTATTAAATTTCACAGATAAAAAAACCAAGACGATATTGTATGATCAAAATCAATATTTCTCTTCTGGAAGTTACTATGTTGGAAACTTTTCATCTTCTATTCAATTTAATGGAAATATAGATAAAATTAAAGTTCAAAAATATGCATTGAGCGATGCTGATTTCCAAGAACACTCTTATAATTTGAGTTCGATTTCAATACCCGAAAAGTCTTTGGTGTATGAAAATATGTATTATTTATGGAGTTTTGATACTCCTGTAAATTTGTATGGAAATCCATCTGTTATTCCCAATCAAAATAATAGATACAACACAGAATTCCATGCGTATAATTTTCAAAGAACACCAGTGGTATGTGGAGCTCCCATTTGTGATACCATATTATCTGATATTTTCCCATATCAATTTGATAAATTTAATGTTAAACAAGCTATTAACTCAAATCGATTTGGGCCAAATTATAAAGACAATGCTAATATCAATAAAATAATACAGGACGTAAGTTCTAATTTGTTACCATACGAATATTCCACATATACAAGAGATATAATCGGAAGCGATTCTAACTTGGTAGGATATTATATTTCTCCATATAGATATTTAAACGAAAATATAGAAGACTTTTTAGGAAAAGAAGGAATATCTGATATCATTGGAGATCCTAAATATCTCACATCAAGAAACTATCCGGAATTAAAACTAAGACAACGAGAATTTGCGGAATCAAATAAAAAATATATTTATCCACAAGAATATTATAGTACCTATAAGTTTTATATCGATTTTTCAATATTTGATTTTATTAAAAAATTGACTCCGACCCGTGGTACTTTAAAGAGAGGACTTTTATTGGAACCTTCTATATTTGAACGAGTAAAGTTTAATTATAAAGATGCCGTATTTTCCCCTCTTGATCCAAATACAACATCTAGCTTAATGTTATATGAAATCAGACCGTCATTCTTATCTTCGCTAATAGATACAGTCAATTCATCAAGTAATACGGTTATAAACATTGAATCTGTTAATGGAATTGATACTGATCGTGATACTTATAATTTTTCAAGATTTGAAATCAAAGATAAAGTGGATGATAGAGATTTTATATTTGCTAAATATGGTAAATACGTAAATGTTAATAAAAACGGATACATTGTACGAAATACTATAAATTATTCTGAAAATGATTATTATCAATCCCATAATAATACAGGTTCTATTGTAACATTCACATCAAGTTATAAATCCGTACAAACTATTGGTTCCGGATCGGGAGATTTAAATAATCAAATTACAGGTAGTCGTTCATTAACAGACATTTATTACGGAGACATGAGTAGTGGTTATTCCCAAAGACATTTAAGTAAATTTGTACGAGTTGGTAGTAGACTAAAAAGACAAGCCGTTTCTGGATCTTATTACGTTATTAACAATGGTATAAAAACATTGGCTAATGGTAAATTATCATACTACACTTATACAAAAGGTCAAAACGATTATACAACCACAGTGAACAGACAAGGTTTACCAAATGGATCATCTCCTATTATATCAATACCAGGATATTTGTCAGTTGACATTGAAAGCGATAATTTCCCTAAATATGGTATTCTAACTGGATCGGTTGGATCGCCAAATAGTTTATTTATACAACAACCACTTACATGTTCTACGTGTACCAGTGCTAGTATGAATATGTATATTATGAATTTATAATATAATTTTTGATTAAAAACCGAAAAGATTTGATAATTATTTAATATATGGCATACCTTAATAATAACGTTCTCACTGTTAACGCGATATTGACGAAAAAAGGTCGTGAAGTATTAGCAAAAACAGGCGGATTGAACATTACAGCATTCGCTTTAGCTGATGACGAAATCGATTACACACAGTTTAACCCAAATCACCCATTGGGCAGTGCATATTACGATATCGCTATTCGTAATACTCCAATCATGGAACCTATTACAGATGAATCACAGACGATGAAATATAAGTTGGTCACTCTAAATGATGGAGTCACATCTGTACCAACCATAAGCATCGCCCCTCCATTAATTTCTGTACCACGTACTTATTCAGCGGCAATTGATATTATTCCTAGTACAACTCCTGTTTATAACGTAACATTGGGATATACAGCAATATTATCTAATAAAAACGTAGGTACTTTAGTAGTTACTGAAACAAATAGTTTGAACTCTACCTCAGCAACCATTCCAGCATTTACCGGAGATTTAGCGTCACAAGCTTCACAGGTTGTCATAGGTAATAAGTTTAGATTTATCCCAAATAGTTCTTTGTCTAAGACAACTACTACTAATATTACTATTATCGGTAATGAAAGTGGCGGAAGTTCTTCCATCAACGTAACTGTCAGTGTTCCTACCACAACTTAATAATATATGATATTCACCCCATTTACTCCAGACGATATAGTAGCAGGCAGAATTAACCAAGTATCATCGGGTATGTTTGGTACTGGTAGTTTAACAGTAGCACAATCATCCTTCGTAACATCATCTGCTCAAGCAAATGTCATGACAGGATCAAGTCCATATGATGTTAAAAATGGACAGTACTATGTAGATATTTATAGCGGAGCCGATCAATATTTTGCTATTGCTTATGGAGATTATTATAATTCGGGAAGTAGCTATTTTGATTGGCCAGGTCAGTCCGTAGCAAATGTATATACCAATGAAACCAAAATTATATACAGTCAATATAAAAATACACTTCTTCAACCAGGCGACACATTTTTTAGTTTTGCCTCTGGCAGTGTAGATTCTCCAACCGATAGTTCGGCTATATTCGTACTAAACTACGTAACAGATAAATTCCAAGATCAAATTGATCCTGGTCAAATTCAATTAAATTTTACAGGCTCTTTAGGTCAATTCTCATATATTGACGATTCACAAGTAGTTAATACACAACAAAACGTTTATAATTTGATCTCGGGATCAGTTATTAATGGCGTCCCTACTCCATATACCAAAGGAGGAACAGTTTCGGCTGTTTACGAAGGAATTGGTTTATTTTATCCAACAAACGGAGTTGTTATATTAAATGCACTAAAGTTAGATGCAAAAGTTGGTATTACCGGAAATCCTCCCGAAATTACTAGTGCTAGAACCACAAATCAGTATTCAGTTAACTGGAAAAGTTACTGGAGAAATTGGTTGCGTAAATTTTATTTAAGTCTTAGAAGATCGAATAAATACATGTCAATTCGTAAATCCGAATTTGTACCATCTACGAATTACTTCATAAGAGTTAAAAATAAAGAGTTCAACTATAGTAACAATCCAACATTTGTGTCAGATGGCACTGATGGTCAAACAAAGGGGACTATTATCTATCCAGAATTGATTAGTAATCCTCGTACTTATATTACTACAATTGGATTGTATGATTCCAATAATGAATTACTTGCAGTTGGTAAATTAAGTAGACCTACGCAAAAATCATTTGATAATGAATTGTTAATTAAGTGTCGTATTGATTTTTAATCTAAATACGTTGAAATCTTCCTATTTATATTGGGATGATTAAATTTCTTAAAAATCAAGACATACAAATCACTACATTTTCAGTAGCAAAAGAAAAGATTGCTAATAACATCTTTTCCGATTTGATTTTGGCTAGCGATGGAACTTATAACTTTCCATTGATTATTCCTGTACAAGAATGTGATTACAATTTTAATTCATTGTCTACAGGATCTTTTACCACAGTTAATACACAAGTTTGTGACGCATCGATTGTTAATGATAATGGATTTTTAGCTTGTTCTCCGATAAACGACCCAAACAATCCACAGTTTCAACTTGGTTTAAAATTGCCAACTGGATCAGTATTTTATCCAGTCGATAATATTCATTATAATGCTGAAACTAATCCTACTAATTTAGACGGCACTTATCAAGGACAGGTTTATAATACTATTAAGAAAATGTATTATAATAATTATAACAACGCCTACAATATTTTTGGATTTGATAGTTATGATATATCTAAAGCTAGTTTGAATCTAGATGATAAATTTGTAAGTTATACATTAAATGTCACTCAAAGTGGAGATAGAATCAGTCCATTCAGTGTATTAATTACTAATCAGACAGGCGATATAGTTGCTGATATTTTAGATGATGGGAATAATAATTTGTATTTGTCCGGCTCATATTTTATCAGTGATTTTGAAATTTATTCAACTAACACACAAAGTGTAGTTAATTATGGCATAACAGGACTAGGACAATATTTGTATTATGGATCAATATCCACATAAGTATATAAAGTATGAATTTGGAAAATATATATAATCAAAATTACGGTAGTGTAGTAACTACTAATGGAGATCTTGTTGCTGTTGGAAATCCACCATCGGGTGTATATAACACATGTGAGGGTTTTAGTAAAGTAGGTCAAGTTTATTTAGTTAAAAAGGATAATTTTAAAACAAACTATTCTATATCTAAAATATTAAAGAAAAAGATTTTCCCACAAAATGGCGCATTAGTTCCGTATTATACGGAACAAAGTTCCAGCGCCGCATTAACAGCTTCTCTTATAATTGAAAGTGGTTCTAAAAATGATTCTTTATCAAATTGTGATTTTATCGTTGTAGAATCGGACAATTTAAAAGTAGATCAATCCAATTATGGATCGTCTATTGATTTATCCACATATTTCTTGGCAGTAGGAGATACAGGAGTATCATCTAGTTATTATCTTGGACATACAAATAACTTTGCATGTGTAGATATATTTAAGATTAATCCAAACTATACTTTTAATAATACAGATGGAATTACTCCTTCTTCCCCAGAAAATTCTATACCAGTTGATCAATATAATATAAGTGATATTCCATTTTGTACTATTACAGGATCAATTTCTGATAAATTTGGGAGTTCTGTATCAATTACTAACAACTATTTAGCAGTTGGATCTCCAGAATATAATAATGGACGAGGAGCAGTTTATATATACAAATATACAGATGCCGATTGTACGTATTCTTTTCAGAGAATATTAAGTTGTAGTATTACTAACTATCCGCATCAATATGGATTTGGATATTCAATTTCTTTAGACAAAAAGAATGAAGACACATTGGTAGTTGGAAGCAATCAACTATCGCAATCGAATGTTTATTTGTTTCTTTTAAGTTCAGGTTCTTCAGACGATTGGAAATTAAGTCAAGTATTATCTCAAAATACAAGTTCACAATATTACACTATTCAAAATACGAACTTTGAATTAATTCCTAGTGGAAGTCAAATTAATAGTAGATATGGATATTCTGTATCATTATATGATACAGTTCTAGCTGTAGGTGCTCCCAACGATTTAGTTTATTGGGAATATTCTGGTTCAAATGTTTTGAGACAACGTGGATCTGTTTACGTATATAATAATCAACAATGTCCAGCTGACATTAATTGTGGATTCCAACTTATAACAAAATTATATGGCGACGATGTAACGTTTAAAGATAATTTGTTTGGATATTCAGTGTCTGTTTTTAATAAAAAAATATTGATAGGTTCTCCAAAACCATATTTTCCATTTAGTTCATTATTTATTTCAAATTCTATAAACTATTACGATAAAACGTTTAATCAATATGACTTTGGAGAATCTACATATTGCGGACAAACGCTTCTTTATCAAGTTACAGAGTCACTTGTAAATGGAAAAATATTTAGTTCATCGTTGATTTATCAGATGACAACCGATCCTATATCAAAACGAAAAGAAATAGGAAAGCCATTTACAGCTTACGGTTATTCAGTATCACTATCAGATACAAATTTAGTAGTAGGTGCTCCTATTCCACTAAATAACGACTTTTATTTATCTGCTCCATTAATAACTGAGTCCGGTAGCATTAATGATTTAAATTATATTTATACATCTTCATATCAAAGTGAAGATTGTTTTATTACTTCTAGTTTTGTTTATTTACAGATGGAAGATTGTCTAAGTTGTAACGGATCGGTACCTATTTCAGGCGCATTTTCAGGCGCGTGTGATAATCTGATAATATTTGTAGACGAACAAGGGGAATATTCCTATGCATCTAGTAAGATATTCGGAAAATCATACATTTATGATATGTCCGATTTACAAACCAATTTTAACGTTGGTAATGTATTTTATAATAATAATAAGTTGATAATAAATAATACAGGAAGCGTATTAAAAAACTTAACACTTGATCCTACCGATCCAAATAATACATATTTGTATATGAAATACAATAGTCAGATAACATTGCACGAAAAGCAATATATCTGTACTGTGGAGCCAGGCGAGTTTAATGTTTCAACCAATCCAACTGCAATAACATCTTCTTTATTTGACTATGGAGTGATTAATACTGAGACATTTAATTTTGATAACTTGGATATAATTTTGAGATATATCAATACCAGAATTACTGTTAATAACTCGGAAAAATGGTGGAATAATTTTGTGTCAGGAGACATTGAAGAATCTATTTTCAATTTTTACTCATCTTCTTACACGAATTATCAAGCAAATAGATTAACAAACGAATTGAAATCAAAGTGTAGTACTTTAAACTTCGATATCAACGGAGACGGTACAGCTAATTACCAAGATGCAACAACTATTTGGAAGTATTTTATTCAAGATTTTACAATAAACAATTATCAGAATTATTTGAACCCACGTTCTAGACGTAATAATTACGATGATATGGTTTCTTTTTTAAATGATAAAACAGGAAAATCAAACAAAAAATTAGTAAAACAAGAGTTCTTTGGATACAACTATAGCAGTTCGTTGGATCCAACTGGATCTTATTTGGCGCCATATATAACAACTGTTGGATTATATAGTGGCGCAGAATTGGTTGCTATAGCTAAATTAGCTCAACCAATTAAAAATACAGGCGAGATTCCTATTAATATTGTAGTTAAATGGGACACTTAATTATATTTATTATAAAATAGACATTTATGGCAACAATCGCTTCAGATACTTCAAAAATAAATCGTACATCATTATTTAAAGGAATTTTAGATCTTTATTATTCCAAAGCTCCAGCAGGAGGAGCATTTTCCGCATATGATTCTGGAAAGAATACTATGATTAAAGGTGTAACCGCTCCATATGGATTTACACAAAAATCAGTGGAATATACAGTTGAACCTGGTTTTGGCGTAGGAGCTAATACAGGTACAGAAAACTTTAATAGCAAGGCTTTGAATTATAGTGATAAAACAAGTAATGGTCCTGTTCTAAAAACCGGAGTAAATAAAATTTCTACAAATTGGAATGGAAATGCTTCATTGCAAGATGCTCTATATACTAAAGATCCTGGTTTTAGACTACAAACTTCACTTGGAGCTAGTCAGTTTAAAGACGTAGCTGGACAAAGAAGTTTAGAATTATCCAGATACGTTAAAGGATTTAATGACAAAAAATATACCAACGGATCATTTACCCGTTGATATATATTTTAAATGGTTATATTAGGATTAGATTCATCAACATCTACAACTGGTTGGTCTTTCTGTGAAAATGGAAAGATTCTTTCTGCTGGTTTCGTAGATACAAAAAAATTAGAAACTACAAAAGAAAAAACTTTTCATGTTATTTCGTATCTCGAAAAGACAAAAGAGATTGAAAGATTTGATGAAATTAATCTTGAAGCTGCATTAAGCGGATTTGCAGGAGGATTTACTAGTCAACAAGTTATTATTACATTAGCCAGACATAATGCTGTTTTTGCATATATTATAGAAGAACATTTTAAAAAGAAAGTTAATTTGTTATCGGTTAATACCATGAGAAAACAATTGTTTGGTAAATGTAGAATCAAAGGAATCAAGTCAAAAGATTTTGTCAAACAAGAACTTGAATCGTTAATCCCAGATGTATTGAATTTTACTGCTAAAAATAAAAAAGGTAATTGGGATGAACGTAATGGCGATATGTATGACGCTATAGTTGCAGGTTTGTATAAGAATTAAAAGACTTGATTTTATTTAAATCATCTGTTATTCTAAGATGAAATGATTAATAGTTCGGTTATAGAAACACTATCAAAGTTGTTTAAGCAAAAACCACACATTCAAAAAGGTGGCGCTGAAATACTTGTGTTTTGTACAAACTGCAATCATCACAAACGTAAACTGAACATTAATACTACAACTGGATATTACCAGTGTTGGGTATGTGGATTTAGCGGCAAGAGTTTTACATCTCTTCTTAAGAAACTAAAAGCGTCTTCTGAATATTATCAGATTTTATGTAAGAATAAAATCAGAGTAAGTTATGTACCCGAAGAGAAAAAGACACTAACTTTACCAATTGAATTTAAACCATTATACAAATCAAATGGCGATTTGATATATAAACACGCACTTAATTATTGTTTCAAACGAAATTTAACTATACACGAAATTGTACGTTACAATATAGGATATTGTGCGTCCGGTCAATTTGCTAATAGAGTAATAGTGCCGTCATATGATAAAGATGGAAATTTAAATTTTTATTGTGGCAGAGATTTTTATAGCAGTAAGCTCAAATACAGATTGTGTGATGGTAGTAAAGACATTATCGGATTTGAACTGTTTACCGATTTTACTAAACCCATTACAATCGTTGAAGGACCATTTGATGCACTTTCTGTAAAGTATAATGTTGTGCCTTTATTTGGGAAAACTATGTCTCGGAAGTTAAAAATGAAACTAATGGAATATAGACCGCCATATGTAAATGTTTTGTTGGATAATGATGCTTTGGGATCTAGTTTGAAAATATGTGAATTTTTAATTTCTAATGATATTGAAGCTCGTCTAATTTTACTGGACGGAAAAGATCCGAATGAAATAGGACATATAAAAACTTGGCAAACCATCAACAGCAGTGTTATAATGGATGAAAGTCTACTATACAGATATAAATTAACAAATAAACTATGATCGTATTAAAAAATACCGACGACAAAATCAATTGTGTGATGCATATTGCAGATATTCACATTCGTTTGACAAAACGACATGATGAGTATACATCTGTATTTGAAAGGTTTTATAATGCATTAGACAAAGCTAAGACTTTAAATGCAATCTTAGTTATTGCTGGCGATGTTTTTCACAACAAATCAGATTTAAGTCCCGAGTGCGTTAAAATTGGAAGCGACTTTCTAAAAAGTTGTGCTGATCGTGTACCCGTAATTTTAACAGCTGGAAATCACGATGCTACGTTGGCAAACAAGTCAAGATTGGATTGTTTAACTCCAATTGTACAGGCATTAAATCACCCAAATCTTTATTATCTAAAGGATACCGAGGTATATCGTTATCAAAATATATTGTTTAATAACTTCAGTGTATTTGATGATCCCGATAAGTACATTCGATATAAGGATATTCCATCTAAACATCGTGTAGAAACAAATCATCACATTGCGTTATTCCACGGTCCAGTAAACCACGCTGTTACTGATGTTGGATATACTGTAAGTAATCGTGCTATTACAAATGAACTATTTGATGGACATCACATTGCAATGTTGGGTGACATTCATAAACATCAAATTCTACAAGAATATGATGAAACTGAAAGTAAACCTGTAATTGTATACGCTGGATCTATGATTCAACAGAATCACGGCGAAGATCTTAAAGGACACGGATTTTTGATGTGGGATCTAAAGAGAAAAGTTTATAAACACTATGAACTTAAGAATGATTATGGTTTTTATACAATTGAAATCAATAAAGGTAAATTAGTCACAGACATCAGCAATATTCCATCAAAAGTTCGCATTCGTACACTTTGTTGTGAATCTATTCCATCTCAGGTAAAAGAAATCATCAATGAGGTGAAGAATAAGTGTGATATCATTGAGACCACATTTAATCGAATTGATGAACCCACAACAGATTTGACTTTAAAATCTGGGCAAATATTTGATATCCATAATATCTTTGATGTAGACTATCAAAATAAACTGATTGAAGAAAATCTTCTATCAAAGAGTGTTTCAACTGATTTGATTTATAAAGTCAAAGAGTTGAATAAAACTATTAATTTGGAAATACCAAAAGATAAAGCTCCAAAGAATATTCGTTGGAAGCCAAAGATTTTTGAATTTGATAATATGTTTAGTTATGGTGAAGGAAACTTAATTGACTTTACTAAATTAAAAGGTACTATTGGATTATTTGCACCAAATGCAAGTGGTAAGTCTAGTATTATGGACGCACTTGCTTTTTGTGTGTTTGACAAGTTTAGTAAGGGGTATAAAGCCGTACACGTTTTGAATACTCAAAAAATGAGTTTTCGTTGTAAGTTTAACTTTGAAGTAAACGGGATGGATTATTTCATTGAACGTGAAGGTAAGGCTGATAAAAAAGGAAATGTCAAAGTAGATGTCAAGTTTTATAAAATTGAAAATGGCAACGAAGTCCCATTAAATGGTGAAGCTCGCCGTAGTACCAACGATATTATCAGAGATTATGTTGGTACATATGAAGATTTTATTCTTACTGTACTGAGTATTCAGAATAGTAAATCTGGATCATTTATTGATTTGGGCCAAACTGAACGTAAAGACTTATTGTGCCAATTTATGGGTCTAACTGTATTTGATCAGTTATACACTATTGCAAACGATAAGTTTAAAGAAACAAATACATTACTTAAGAACATCAGCAAAGATAGTTTAATTGAAGATTTACAAAATGTTTCTGGTAGTATTGATCTAAATAATAAAAATATATCACAGTATAATTGTGATATTAAAGATTTAGAGGTCAAAAAAGAAGATCAGAATAATAAGCTTCTAGAGTTGTCTAATAATATCATTAAAACAGCTAATTTTGATTTTGATATTATAGAATTGGAATCTGAAAAGATACAATTGGGATCTAAGATCGATACATTTGAAACTGATATAAACCAGAAGAAAACTAAGTTTTCTTCAATTGAAACACAACTTTCAAATTTATCTTCTTCTTTGAAGAGTTGTGAAAATATAGAAAGCGATTATGATCAATATAAAATCTGTAAAGATAACGAGTCTAAAAAGTCTTCTGAAATAGAAAAACTTAAGGTAGTAGTTAAGAATAAAATTGATAAGTTAAAAAAGTTAGAGGAACACAAGTATGATCCTAATTGCACTTACTGCGTAAATAACGTATTCGTAAAAGATGCTATCAAAACTAAGGAAGAACTTGAACTTGATAAAAACAAGGGCAAAATCTTAGTAGAAGAATTTAATGTTATCAAATCTAAGTTGGATTCGTTTGGAGATATTGAATCTCGTTATAAGGAATGTCAACGTGTAGATGCTGAAAAAGTTAAATTAGAAAAGACCAAGGAAGTTTTATCTACGGCAATATTGCGTGATGAAAACTTCAAGATCCGATTGCAAAATGATTTGAACAGGGTAATTCAAAATATTGATACTTTTTATAAGAACAAAGATATTATTGAAAACAATTCTAAACTACTTGTTAGTGTTAATGAAGTAAAAACTATTGTTAAAAATATTGAATCGGAGATTAAATCAGTAAATAATAGATTGTTTACCTCTTCTACTGAAAAAGGCAAGTTAGAATTACAATATAAAAATACTACAGAACAACTAAATAAAGTTAAGGAACTTGAAGCTTCATATGAGGCTTATAAGTTGTATACTAATATTATTAGTCGAGATGGCATTCCGTATGAAATCATCACCAAAACATTGCCTGAAATTGAAAAAGAGGTAAATAATATTCTACAACAACTTGTTGAATTCTCTATCACTCTTCAGACAGACGGCAAGAACATTATGACTAACATTGTTTATGATGATAAACGTTGGCCATTAGAAATGGCTAGTGGCATGGAGAAGTTTGTCAGTGGTTTGGCTATTAGAGTAGCTTTAATCAATATTAGTAATCTACCAAGACCAAATATTATTTGTATCGATGAAGGATTCGGATGTGCAGATAGTGATCATTTGGGTCAGATGGGAGCTTTGTTTAGTTATTTGAAACATCAATTTGATTTTATTTGGGTAATTAGTCATTTGGATCAAATGCGAGACATGGTAGACGAACAAATCGAAATAAAAAAAGATAATGGGCTTAGTAAAGTAGTATATAAATAAGAGAATATATGAAAATACTATTTATAGCTCCACATTTATCTACAGGCGGCGCTCCACAATATCTACTTAAAAAAATTCAGTTGTTGAACAATCAACATGAAATATATTGTGTAGAATATAGTGACATTACAGGTGGTAAATTAGTAGTTCAAAGAAATCAACTAGTAGAATTGTTGAAAGAGAAATTAATTACACTAGGTGTTAATAAATTCGATTTACTAGATCTAATTCAAAAAATTAATCCAGATATAATCCATTTCGAAGAAATGCCAGAATTTTTTTGTGACATTAATTTGGCAAAACAAATTTATAATAAAAATAGAACTTATAAAATAATTGAAACTTCTCACGATAGTAGTTTTGAAGCTAAAAATAAATTATTTTTTCCTGATAGATTTGCTTTTATTAGTGAACATCAAAGAAAAACATTATCTTGTTTAAACGTTCCTATTACAATAGTTGAATACCCAATTGAGTACAAGAAAAAAAATGATAGAACCCAGTCTTTAATAAATTTAGGATTGGATCCAAACAAAACACACTTTTTAAATGTAGGATTATTTACAGCTCGTAAAAATCAAGATGAAATTATTAATTATGCTAAATCTCTTTTACACGAAAATGTTCAGTTTCACTTCGTCGGTAATCAAGCAGACAATTTTAAGTGGTATTGGGAACCTTTAATGAAAGAATTTCCGGCTAATTGTAAATGGTGGGGTGAACGCAAAGACGTTGATACTTTTTACAATGCAATGGATGTATTTCTATTTACTTCAAAAGGCAACAATCATGATAAAGAAACAAGTCCACTTGTATTACGTGAAGCTATAGGGTGGGAAATGCCAATATTGATGTATAATTTGCCAGTTTATTGTGGTATGTACGATAAATATAAAAATATTTCCTGGTTAAATGAAGATACTAATGACAACCTTAATTTGATTAAATCAAAAGTAATAAGCTCAAACGTTTCAACTTTAATAAATTTTGATGACATATTCGATGTTAACTTTGAACCACAACTGAACAAGTTCAATTTTAATTATAAAAAATCTGACAGTGCTTTTTATTATGTGGTTTTCAAAGACATTGATTCTAACGCATCAATGTATTATTATAGCGCCAACTTTGCAAATAATAATTGGATGTGGTCTATACCAATTCCAATACACGCATATTCATTTATCGATCAACCATCGATGAGAGGTGTGAAAATAGAAGTTTATGATAAAGATAAAAAATTGGTATCTTATAAAGACCTATTTATAAAAGATGTTCCGAAGACAAGAACAGTTGTTTTAGATACTATAGATCCATTTGATTGTTTGTTTAATAATTACAATGAAATGTTTGTACACAATAGATACGATTGTTTTCAATTTGAAAAGTATTTGGATATAGTTTTAGACGTAGGAGCCAATTCCGGGTTATTTACAAAATTGTGTTTGCAAAAAGGAGCAAAACGAGTATTTTCTATTGAACCAAATAATAAATGTTTACAAAATTTAAGACATCTTACTCGAAATGATAGTAATGTAACTGTAATAGATAAAGCTATAGCAGGTGAACGTAAAAAAATAAAGTTTTACATAACAGACGATAATTCTACGATTGGTTCCATATTCGCAGATCATTTGAAAAATGAAACACATTCTATTCGTGAAATAGAAGTTGATTGTATTACTGTGGACGATGTAATTAATGATTATAATTTGCCAAAAATAACAATGTTGAAATTGGATGTCGAGGCAGCGGAATATGAAATTTTGCACTCGCTTGGAGAATCAACTTTTAAAAAGATAGACTCAATATTAGTCGAATACCATGATAATTTTGATAAAAGGGTGATTTCTTTGGTTAAACATTTAGAAAAGTTTGGATATAATATATCAGTTGTACAAAATCAAGCTTCTCTTATAAAGGAAGACTTTAAAGACAATTATGTAGATTTTCACAATGGTACAATTTTCTTTACCAAGACAGTCGATCCTCTTAAAATTAAATTAGTACATTTACAAACAACTCTAAATGATGACAGGGAAGTTGCTTCAAGAAAGTCGTTGGAGTCTTTAAAACAATATGGTGTAAATTACGTATTACATACAAATGAATTATATTCAAGCTTACCACCGTCACACAATTGTAGAAGACCACATGATGTATCATTAACAAAACAACATAATGATTCTCTGACAGCAGCTCATTATGGGTGTTTTGAATCGTTCAAGTTGGGAATTTTAAGTGAATTTGATGACGATTTGGATTACATAATTTTATGTGAAGGAGATTGTTTATTGGAAGTGGATTTAACGGATTTTATTAAAACTATAAAATCTCTTGATGAAATACTAAGAAAAGAAAACATCGATTATTTTTCGTTTGGGGATACAAAGACACTTGATACTGGAATTTTACAATCTAACATAGTATATAAACCTGAAAATCAAGATATGTGTTATGTAACTGATAGAATTATAGGTTTACAATGTATTATGTTTTCAAAACGAGTACGTAAAACGTTATTTGAATATTTGAGAACGGCTAAGTGGGACGCCGCCGACATATATTTTAACAATTTTAGTTGGGAAAAAAATGTAAAACGTGGTATACTAACTGAGAGACTTGCCACACAGTGTGACGGTTATTCTATTTTAGATAAAACTTATAAAACATTTATAAAATAATATGGCACAAGGTGTATATAAAATAACAGAGGAATTTGAAGAACAACTAAGTAAGTATACAGGTGCGCCATACGTAATTACGGTTGACAACGCATCCAACGCTATATTTTTATCATTAATGTATGAAAATGTTAAAGATCAAACTATAACAATTCCATCAAGAACCTATCCATCGGTTCCATGTGAAATCATTCATGCGGGTGCGAAGGTTAAATTTACTCCGGTAGAAGGAAAAACTATTAAAGGAGCGTATCAACTTGCACCTACAAAAGTATGGGATGCCGCATTAAGATTTACACACAACATGTATATTAAAAATACTCATATGTGTATATCTTTTACAGGTCCATACAAACATTTCAAGTTATCTAAAGGCGGCGCAATTTTAACAGATAATTATGATGCACATTTGTGGTTTAAACGAGCTCGTTATAGTGGTCGTAGAGAATGTTCGTATCATACTGACAACTTTGATATGTTGGGTTGGAATTTTTATATGATGCCTGAATTGGCAGCTCGTGGATTACTTATGATGAATCAATTTTATAATACGGATGGAACGCCTAAACATAATGAGGATTTAGAACTCCCATATCCAGATTTGTCAAAATTTGAAATTTATAAACAATGAACATATTGGTCATATGCGACAACAATATGGTGTTGGAAAAGATTGAAGGTATCTTTTTGAAAAACAAAGAACGATATCAGTATCAATACGTTATCACAAGCAGTGACCAGATATGTTTTGATGATTGTATTAATCGTTATGATTTGATAATATCAGCACATTGTAAAAAGATCATACCATCAAAAGTTATTAACAATGTAAGATGTATAAACATACATCCAGGCTATAATCCTATTAATCGTGGTTGGTTTCCACACATATTTTCTATTGTCAACAAACAAACTGCTGGTGCAACAATACATCTGATTGATGATAAAGTAGATCACGGTCCTATCATTGCGAGAAAGTCGGTTAATATAGAAACGACAGATGATTCATACAGTCTATATCTCAAAATACTAAAGTGTGAGTTTGAATTGTTTGAAGAATATTTTGACTGTATAATCAACAATACGTGTTCTACATTTATGCCAGAGAGTGAAGGTAATCTAAATAAAAAGAAAGATTATGAGATGTTGCGTAAGTTGGATTTACAAAATGTTGATACTCTTGAGAATCATATCAATCTGTTGAGATCATTGACTCACGATAATTATAACAATGGATATTTTGTTGATGGTGATGGTAACAAGATATACTTGAAATTGAAACTGGAAAAAGAAACATGAATAACAATCCAAAAGTAGCTGTATGTTTATGGGGAACAATGCGATCACCCAATAGTTGTCTTCACACATTGTATAAAAACATCATAGAACCATTTGATGTTATCGCTGGCACACCTGCTAAATTTATTAAAAAAAGAAAGAATATATATTTGTCATGAAACTGAGTGTTATAATTCCGTGTTTTAATTTTAAAAACTATATAGAAGAATGTATAGATTCAATATTAAATCAAAATGTTAATTTTGATTTCGAAATTATTGTTAGAGACGATTTTTCAAATGATGGAACTCAAGAACTTTTGATAAAAAAATATTCGAATAATTCCAAGGTTAAAATATTACTTCCTGATGTTAATATAGGAGCCGTTAATAATTTAAATATTCTATTAGAAACCGCAACAGGAGAATATGTTGCTGTTTTAGACGGCGACGATTATTTATCAGATACGAACTATTATCAAAGAGCAGTAGACTTTTTAGATTTAAATAAAACATATTCATTATATTGTTCTGGGTATAGATATTTTGAAAATAATAAATTTAATCCAGAACATGGATTTCTTACAGGTTTAAAAACAGAAATTCATTTGCAAGACATGTTTTATACAAATTATGTTAGTTTTGGTAGAGTATTTAGAAACTATAAAAACATAATAAAAAACTGGATGGAAGAATTACCGTATCCAGATTGGGCAATAAATTGTGAAATACTGGTACACGGACCAGCAAAATGTGATTTGAATCATTGTGTTGGAGTTTATAGAATTACTAATACAGGAATGATTACAGCTTTTGATGAAGATACCAAAAGAAAAAAACACGATGAAACATTAAATGAGATTAAAAAACGATATACAAATCGAACAATATCAATCATAGATTGTTTTGTTTATAAGAATGAAATAAAAGAAAAATTAATTTTAGCAATTGAACGTTTAAGAAAATTGGGGAAAGATATATTTTTAATTACAAATACTACTGTAGATAAAGATATTAGTTGTTTAGTAGATTATATTTTTTATGATTCTAATAATAGATTATTTACAAATGATAAATACGTACACAGTGATATTGTGTTTTATAAATCTATGGGGTGGTTTTCTATCAATGAAGTAGTGCCACATTTACAAAGGCATGGTCTTTCTGTATTAATAAATATATTTAGATCACTCACGATTGTTAAAACACTTGGTTATACTCATTTTCAAAGATTTGAAGTAGATGATTTGTTTGGAGAAAAATCTTTGGACTGGATAAAACAGGTGGATGTAATGTGTTTTAATGAAAAAAAGAGAGGGTTATTTTATATAAATAGAAATAATACTCCGCCCGATTTTTCATTTCATTATTACTACTGTGATATAGAATACTTTTTGAACAAATGTCATAATATTTTCAGAGAACGTGATTATGATGAATTCATTAAAAAATATAACAATAATAATACTTTTATTATGGCAGAAGAATTCATGTATTTAAACTTTCACGATTCAGAAGACGTAATATTACGTGATGGACATTTGATGTTTCAAGATTTTTCGGATACTATATGGAATACCGAGGTATCAACATGTAATTTGGAAAAGAAATATAATTTTTGTTCAACTAAAGTTTATACAAATTGTAAAAAAGATGAAAATGGCAATTTTATTGAACAAAATAATTATGTATTGTTATCTTATAATTACTCTGATTATATACGATCAAGAAATGTAGTAATAAAATTAGACGACAATACAGAATACACTGTTTATCAAAGTTTAGGTGGTAGAGATAGTTGGACATTTGAATATATTCCAAAAAATATAAAATCTATTGGGGTTTTTGAAAATGAAAAGTTAATTTTTACAGAAGAAATTACAAAACCAAAATCAATAATTTATTTTAACTGATGAAAGCTTTAACTATAACATCTTGCAAAAGACCCGAACATTTTAAAAAAACATTAACATCTTTTCACAAATATTGCAAGGATAAAGATATAATCGATTTAATAATTTGGTATGACGACAATTCTAAATCGGAAGATCGTATCGAAATGTTAAAAACACTACTGGAGATTTTTGGCAATAAAAAAATTATTACAAACTTTTTCTCGGAAAATACTTTTAATACGAAAAAAAGACACAAGGAAATTATGAATTTGTGGAAAAAAGACATTTCAAATCTATCTATAGATTATGTTTTTCACACAGAAGACGATTTTGAATATGTGTCTGAGTTTTTTATCGGCGAAGCTATACAACTATTGAATGATAAAGAAGATGTAGCCTTAGTTGGTTTTTCACAAGAAAAAAGAGAAATTCCAAAAGAAGTAGGTGAAATTAATATTCAAGGAAATTTTTGGGAATGGTTTTACTTAAAAGATAGACCATTATGTGACGGATTATTTTTTGACGAGGTTATTATGAAAAAAAATCCAGATCTTTCTTATTGGTGTAAATATATCAATTGGCCATACTTTGGGTTCAGACCAGGATTACACGATGTAAAAAAATTAGAAAAATTAGAAAAATTTGGCGAGGTTGATGGTTCTTTTGAACTTGAATTTGCGGTTAGATTTGCCAAATTATATAAAAGTTTTTGTCATGTTAATGAAATATGTAAACATATAGGGGACATAAGTGCATACGATTTAAATGTTTCTTCTAGATAAATTTTATGAAAATAGTACAAGTACATCCTGGAATTTTACCAATTCCACCCAACGGTTGGGGAGCAGTAGAAAAAATCATTTGGGAATATAAACTTTCACTCGAAAGACAAGGGCATACATGTGATATATTGTATCTAAATGATATAGATCCTTCAAAATATGATGTGATTCATATACACATGGCAAATCTAGCTTTAGAAGCACATCAGCGTGGAATGAAGTATTATTTTACTTGCCATGATCATCACACCTACATTTATGGAAAAGACAGTTGGCTCTATAATCAAAATAGAGATGCTATGAAATATTCGGTTAAATCATTTGTACCTGCAAAATATCTAGTGGAATATTTTGATCTGCCAAATGTAGTATATCAAACTCACGGTGTTAATAATCAATATTTCGAATATGTAGATAAACCTTTTACAGGACACAAGTTGTTATGTGTTGCTAATAATGGAATTGGACATGATAATACACATGATAGAAAAGGATTTGGATTTGCTATTAAAGCTGCCGCTGAACTTGGTTTGCCTATAACTATAGCGGGTCCGTCTAATAATAAAAATTTCTTTAACGCATTTGATTTTAAATATAATAAACTAACCACATTGTTTGATATAAGTGAAAAAGAATTGTTGGAGTTATATCAAAGTCATACAATATTCTTACATTTATCAGATTTAGAAGCGGGACATCCAAATCTTACATTGTTAGAGGCTATGAGTTGTGGAATGCCTGTAATTGCGACACTGGAAGATAATAATGAATTGTTAGGTTTAAAAAAGTCGTCGAGAAATGTAAATAGAGTAGTTGAAGATTTAAAAGAAGTTATACTTAACTATGAAAAATATAAAATAGATTCGATACAAACCGCGAAAGAAAAAAATTGGGATTTTATAATAAATGATATTGTAAAAAATTACACACCATATATGGATGAAGTTTTAAATTATATATACCGAATTACTGAAATAAGTTATAAACCGTCTTTAGAATCGTCGAATCAATTCAATATAGACTATAACAATGGTTGTAAAGTTGAAATTTTAGGAAATGTTTCTAAAAAGTATCATATATCTTTTATTGATAACGCTTCTAACGTTTGTTTATATGAAACCGAATTATCCAATAACATGTGGGCGGCAACTTCTATTAAATATTTTGTTGACTATAGTATTAACGTAACAGATTTAGAAACAAATATTACATATGTTAATAAACTTGATTTTAAAGATCAACATATAAAAATTGTAAATGAATCACCGTCGCTCGGCGATTATATTGCGTGGGTGCCGTTTGTTGATTTATTTCAGAAAAAACATAATTGTATAGTAGACTTTTATACTCCAAATAAAGATCTATTTAAAGAAAATTATAAAAACTTAAATTTCTATAATTATAATGAAAACATTGATCAAAAGTACGTAGCCACTTATAGATTAGGGTATTTTGATCCAACTGATAGAGATTTATCACCAACTGACAATAGAACTATTAATTTACAAAAAACTGCAGCGGATATTTTAGGATTAGACTATAAAGATACACGCGCAAAAGCAGTTATTAAAAATAAAACTAGACCTTTAAATGAAAAATACGTTTGTATATCTACTGCATCTACAGCGGGCGCTAAACATTGGCAATATGACGGTGGATGGCAAAAAACCGTAGATTATTTAAATTCTTTGGGATATAAGGTAGTTGTTATACAAAAAGAACCACTCAATTATATGGATTTAAAACAGTTAAATAATGTTTTACATCCAAAAACCAATACACTAGATGAAGCAATTAATTGGCTTTTCAATTGTGAATTTTTTATAGGATTGGGATCGGGAATTAGTTGGTTAACATGGTCGTTAAATAAAAAAGTGGTATTAATAAGTGGGTTTTCTAAAAAATTTGCTGAATTTGAAACTCCATATCGGATTATTAATGAATCTGTGTGTAACGGATGTTGGAATAACCAGAATCATAAATTTAACCCAGGCGATTGGAATTGGTGTCCGGAACACAAAAATACAATTAGACAGTTTGAATGTACTAAACAGATATCATTTGATATGGTAAAAGAACAAATTGACCGAGTTATACAAGAATTATAATAAAATAATAAAAGATATAATAAATAGTTTCATCTTCGATTTTTTTGTTTATATTTATAGATTAAATATAACTTTGAAAGGATATTAAAATTATGCCAATACAAGAAGGTGGAACATTCGCACCAACACAAAATATAGTAAGTCCAGGGGTTTTTACCCGTGAAAACGATCTTTCGGCACTAGCACAAGGTGTCGCAAATATAGGTGGAGCTATAGTAGCTCCATTTGCTGACGGACCAGCATTCTTCCCAGCAACAATTTCCGAAGTAGCTACTTTAGAAAGTACTTTCGGTTTAGCTGACGGAGTATATTATGGTCCATATACCGCAAAAGAATATCTACAACAACAAGGTATCGTTACAGTTGTTCGTGTAGGTGGTCTAACTGGTTACTGGCAAAAGAGTCCATTGATCGTTTATGCTCAACCAGGATCATGGGATCGTGGAACAGACGCAGGTGCTATTACAACAGCATCATTCATGTATTTAGATGATACTAGTTATACTACCAATATTAATTATCAACAAAGTAGTTCCGTGTTGTATTCATCTGGTAGTCAATCAAGTAGTGAATTTAAAGGATTAAATGGTAAAATTACAGTAACCAAAGCATCTACCAGTGAAATTTCATCGTTTTTGTTGAATAATATCAGTGGTTTGCCATATTATTTATCACTATCAAGTTCATTGGCTTCTTCTGGAAGTAAAGGTAAAGTATTAAAAATAACCACTACCGATTATTACAATCAATTTACCGCATCTGTACAAAGACGCAATTTTACGTTGGGTAAAACGTCTGGATATAGTTTGGCAAATTTTGATTTTCAAAAATCACGTTTTTCTGGATCCATTTCGTCCAGTGCAACTACAGACTCGATGGTATTTGATACAAATACATTCGGAACTGTTGGTGGTACTCAAAATAATGCTCCATATTCTACAACCTATCCGTATTATAGTTATTTGACCGCTTCATATACATTAAGCGGAAATGTTATTACATACGGATTAGTATTTGCTAAATTGCCAAGTAATCAAACAACCAATTTCTCTTCGGTTACTTACAATTTAACCAAATCTACAGGAAGTTATGAGTTCCGTGTAGACAATTCAAGATTGTCATTGAGCGGCGCAATTAATGTAAAATTCGGATCCGTAGCTGCTACAAGTTTAGTAAATGCGGCATCAACAGATGGCACAGGAACACTAAGTGGTAGCGTATTATACGCCGGTCAACAATTGAATTTGGGTAGTATTGGTCCTATTTTATTCACTAAGAAAGGCGCACCAGGTAATTCAAGTTATCCATATTACTATCTAAGCTCTAGTGTACAAGCACAAGATGTAAGTGCCGAAACTGCAATTTCTACAGCATTCGCTGAAAGCACAACTACAGTAGCTCTATTTTCTAGTTCTTACTTCGGAAATACAGCTGGAAATGTAATAGTTGATTATGACCCAGATGTATTGAATGTTTCCAGTAACACTGTGAGACTCATAAGTGGTAGCGTTGAGTCTTTACGTGGTTCAGGAACATGTGTTGCTGGTCTACAACTTAAAGGTGTAATCAGTGGTAATTTTGCTAAATATACAGGAACATTTAGTCCAAATGGTACGAATAGCAACGATCCATGTAATCCAAATACATCAGGTCGTCAAAATATGATATTGGCAGTGTTAGCAAATACCCAAAATGCTTCTACACAATTTAGTAACGACTATGAAGTGTATGGATTTAATGGTACAACATTAAGTCAATTAACAAGTAGCGTATTCCCATATAAGAACTTGATTAATCCAAACGAAAACGTTTATAACTTGGCATTGAGATATAGTTTCTCAAATCCAAATGGCAGTGTTTCTTCCGGTATATATGGATATTATGATTTCAGTCTAAATGAAAATGATAATAACTATATTAAAGATGTATTCGGAATCGATCCAACTGTTGGAAATCCAGACAAACAAATTGCCGGTCAAAAAGTTGAAGCTGCTTACAACTATGTTCTATTTGAAGACAGTATCAAGAAGTTCGTATCTGAAAAGACCAGTACTTTGGGTTGGAGATTGCAAGTTGGTACCAATAGTCTATCTGGAAGTACAATTGTAGGCGAACCTCTAAAGTTTGTCGATCAATATAGTACCAATTTAAATGCTGGAGATAGTCAATTTGGTATCACAAACGCTTATACTCCATGGGTATATTCACAAAAGATTGCTCCATTCAAAGGTAGTGCAAACGAAGCTGCTGTTCCAACTAAGTTCCAATTGTTTAAAGCTCACACTTTGAGTGATGGTACATTGAGTAACAAGAAATACAAGATTGAAATTAGCAACGTTAAGTTGGCTGGTACAGTTCCAGGAAGCGATTGGGGTTCATTTACTCTAGGTGTTCGTGCTTATAGTGATACTGATAAGAAACCTAAGTATTTGGAAATCTTCCAAAACTTGAATCTAGATCCAGACAGTGCAAACTTTATTGCACGTAGAATTGGTGATAGATATGCTTATATTACTTATGCTGGTAAGATCATTCAATATGGTACTTATGCTAACTTGAGTAGATATATCAGAATCGAAATGTCTGATGTAGCATATCCAGTTGTTTGTATACCATATGGATTTGAATCTTATAGTACTCCGATCAATAGTACTGCAAACATCTATGTGCCATACGTACAATATAGTAAAGCAAGTATTTACGGTCTAGCTCCTGGTAAGTATCCATCTGGCACTGTATTCGGTGCAGTTCCAGGAACTGATTCCGAAATTCAATCTCTATATCCAACTTCTTCTTTTGGAGTTGGTGTAGATAACAACACTAAACAATATTTCAATCCATTGCCATACTATGGTAGCACCGATAGTAATGGTTTGAATATCGACTTCGATCTTGAAGATAAAGTTTACGGTACATCTACCGCTAAATATTATGCTCAAGGTACATCAGCAAGTACTGGTTCATTACTAAACCCAAGCTTGAGCGGTAGTATTCCAAGTGTTTATGACGCTGTGAATGAATCTACATATGTAAAACTACGTAAGTTCGTACTTGGATTCCAAGGTGGATTTGAAGGTCAATGGCCAGCAATTCCAATCAATGTTGGTAGTAACATTACTCCAGGCAACACTCAAGGTCTAGATTGTACAAACATTAATAGTCCAGGTAGTATTGCTTACAAACAATGTATTGCTGCTCTAGGTAACGCAGATGAATTTGATATTAATTTGATCGTGTTGCCTGGTATCTTCCGTTCTCTACACAGTTATGTCACCGAATTGGTAATTGATATGTGTGGAACTCGTCAAGATTGTTTCTACATCATGGATAACGTAGTATTCCCAGCAAGTAATCAAACTGTAGGATTGATCGATGCTGCTATCAACAGTGTCGCAGACATTGACAGTAACTATGTAGGTACTTATTATCCTTGGGTTAAGATTCTAGATACTAATACCAACAAGATTATTAGTGTTCCTCCTTCAGTAGTATTGCCAGCAGTTTACGCTGCTAACGATAACTCCGCTGCTGAATGGTACGCTCCTGCCGGTCTAAACCGTGGTGGTATTCCAACCGCAGTACAAGTACTTGATCGTGTAACTCACAGTGAACGTGATACCTTGTACGAAGGCCGTGTAAATCCAATCGCAGCATTCCCTGGTCAAGGTATTTGTGTATGGGGTCAAAAAACTCTACAAATCGCTCCAAGCGCTTTGGATCGTATCAATGTACGTCGTTTGTTGATCAACTTGAAGAAGTTTATCGCAAGTTCAAGCAACTACTTGGTATTCGAACAAAATGTTGCTTCTACACGTAACCGTTTCTTGAGTATCGTAACACCATACTTGGAATCAGTACAACAACGTAACGGTATCTACGCATTCCAAGTCAAGATGGATGCTGAAAACAATACTCCTGACTTGATTGATCGTAACATCCTCTACGGACAAATCTATATCCAACCAACTAGAACCGCTGAGTTTATTATACTCGATTTTAATATACTCCCAACGGGCGCTCAATTTTCTGCCTAATCTAGGATAAAGAAAATTAAACAGAACCCCGCTTAGAAATAAGCGGGGTTTTTTGTTTGATCTGTATATTTATATTTATGATACTATTAACACGAATCGTTGAGGATTTAACTAACCCACAAGTTAAAAACGCCGTAGATCCATCTCTTTTAAAGTTAATTGACAAGGTAATCGATGACACAAATGTTTTGGTAGTTAATAACTTAAAAATGGTAAAGGATATTTTATCAAAAGAACCAATTGATAAGGCTAGATTAGACGTTGCACTAAGCAATTATAAACGTTATTTTAATAGAGACAATGGCGGCACACCTGAAGTCATTCGTGGTATGACAATGCAAAATAAACTAGACGAGTTAGCAAAATGATTAGTTTAACTGACATTTTAAATGAAGTTTTATCTGAGTCTGATCCAAAAGTTGGAACTGGTAAAAAGCCAAAAGGATCTGATAGACGATTATATACCGATGAAAATCCGAAGGATACGGTTAGAGTAAAATTTAGAACATCCCAAGACATTAAAGATACACTAGCTAGTAGTGGTTTTAAATCAAAAAGTCACAAAAGACAATCTCAAATTATAAATCTTATACATCAGAGAGTTAGAGCAGCTTATCAAAATGCTAAAGATCCAAATGTTAAAATCAGATTGAAAAGTGCTTTAGACTATGCTATACAACGTAAAGAGGCCTCAAAAGCAAAAACAATAAAATTAAATAAAGAAACATCCAATCCAGAATCTGGTAAATCATCTCCATATGGTTCTGGATATGGAGTGGTTGAAAATAATATAGAAGAGAAATGTTGGAAGGGATATACGCAAAAAGGTATGAAAACATTGTTTGGTAAAAAATATCCCAACTGCGTTAAAAAAACAAACAAATAATTTTATACCAATTATCAAAATGATTAGTTTAAACGATTTATTATTAGAAGCCAAACTTCCTCAAAGCGAGCAAGATATGGATCTTTATGCTCGTAAATACAAGAAGACTATAGATTATTTACGTACCAAGAACAAAGTACTATTGTTAACTACCAGTAATAGATGGAGTGGTCACAAAGACGATATTGCTAAGAGTACACAATTAGCAATTAAAATGCAAGAATTATTAGGTAAAGAAAAAGTATCATTGATAGATACTACCAAATTAAATATAGTTCCGTGTGAGGGCAATGTATCGTCAAAATGGGGAAATCATTGTGGTACAAAAGATTCATCTTTAAAAGATAAAGAAAAAAACCCAACAGGAGAACATCGTTGTTGGGCTAGTATTAATAATAAGAACGATGAATTATGGAAAGTAAGTAAAGAGCTATTTGAAAGTGATACCGTTTTATTTTTTGCTAGTGTGAGATGGGGTCAAGCCAATGGTTTTTATCAAAAATTGATCGAAAGATTGACTTGGATTGAAAACAGACATTCTACGTTGGGAGAAAGTAATATTGTTAAAAATATTGATTCAGGATTCATTGCAACTGGACAAAATTGGAATGGCAAAGATGTTACACAAACACAAAAAGAAGTACTTCAGTTTTTTGGATTCAAAACACCAGACCAATTATTTTGGAATTGGCAATTTACTGATAATAGTCTAGACGAAACTAAGAGTTCTTACAAAAAAGCAATTACTGTATTTGATAAAACATTTTTAAAACCATATGATAAGACTAAATAACATTTTAAGTGAAGTAATACAAGAAGGTGGTGCCGGAGGTCATATGGCACATCCATTTGATTTTGTAAATACTGGCGCTAAATTGGTAGATGTATTTGCGAAAGCAGTAAAGTCTCTGAAGCAAGGCGCCGGTAGTGTAAAGATTGACGGTGTTAATGCAAGTATCCGTATGGTAAACGGTCAATTTGTAATGGATCGTGGATCAGCAAAACCACTTGATATCAAAGGAATGAGGCCTGAAGATTTGGAGACAAGATTTGGGGCTGGTCACGGATTTGTTAATATAGGTGCTAAAGTTATTAATATTTTTGACGCTGCAGTTCCGTCTACGCAATCTGAATTGAAAACGCTTGGGTTACTAGATAATCCTAATATACTATTCAACATTGAATATGTAGAGGGACAAACAAATGTGTTGGGATATGGTGAAATTGGAAACTTTTTAGCTATCCACGGATTAAAAGAAATTAAACCAAAAACATTTGGTAAAGACGGAAGTGTTAAATCAAGAGAAGCTGTTGAAATACCATATGATAAAACCGCAATGCAGTCTTATATAAACAAATTAAATAAGGTTGCTATGAAGAGTGGTTTTAAGGTATTGGGTAGCATTGACACTACTTTCAAATCAGAACCAAAACTAGCAAGCGTTTTGACGCAACAAGTTACATTGTATCCCACTGGCGAAGCTGTAACTAAGTCTTTGAAAGATTGGTTAAAAGGATTAAAGTTTAAAACTCCTCTTATTACCCGTGAACAATTTTTAAAAGCGGTAGATAGTAAGAATATCAGTCAAGATTTTCCAGGTCAAGATGTAAATAAAATAGTTAATGATACTATTGTTTATTTAACCACAATTAAATTGGGAGATGAAATATTAAAAAATGCTACCAGTGAAATTGGAGACTTAGAAAAACACGAAGGTATAGTTGTAAGAGACTCAAGTATTTATGGTAATCCATTTAAAATTACAGGAAGTTTTATTATAAAAGGTCTCGGCAGTAAGTTTAAGAAATAAATTAAATACATATTTGTTATGAAGAAAGCATCAGGTAAAAGCAATTTATCAATTGTAAAAGATTACTTATCGGGCGAACGTCCATTCGTACAAGTTGGCTATGATGCCAATTTGGAGAACAATAAACGCAAAGAAGGTGAAGAATGGGAGGACGGTCAAGGTAGAAAATGGGTTTGGAAAAATGGAAGCAAACGAAGAATTTCAAAACGTGCTACCATTATCAATGAACAACGTTGTAAATGTTGTAATATGGATGTTCGTTGGGGTAACTATTTGGATGATCGTGTGTGGCCAAAAACAGGATATTGTTATGATTGTTTTATCAATTTTCAAACTGAACTAAAAATGATGGGAATGTTTGAAGTATATAACGAACTACAAGATCTTAAAAACGAACGTAGTATTTTAGAGGACTATAAAAGAAAGTTTGAAGAAAGTCAAACGTTCTGTCAAAAAAATCAAGGCAAACCAGTTGAATTCTTAGAAGAAGATGGTTCATTTGAACGATGGGAAGGTGTTCAAGATTATACTAAAATTCTTGAAGATGTAACCAATGATTTAGTTAAAATCAATGTAGGTTTGGCAGAGATTAATGTTAAAATAAAAGAGTACGAAGAAAAGTATGAGTCAGCCAAATCTCAGAGAAATAATAAAAAGTGAGTATAAGAAGTGTATAGAAGATCCTATATACTTCATGAAAAAATATGTCAAGATTCAACATCCTATTAGAGGTACTGTTGGATTTGAATTGTATCCATTTCAAGAAGACGCTTTACAAGACTTCGTTGATAATCAATTAAACATTGTTCTTAAGAGTCGTCAGATGGGTATTAGTACTCTTACTGCGGCTTATAGTTTGTGGTTAATGACGTTTCATAACGATAAGAATATTCTTTGTATTAGTATTACTCAAGAAACCGCCAAGGAAATTGTTACCAAAGTACGTTTTGCTAATGACAACTTACCAAGTTGGCTTAAGGTACCTTGTGTAGAAGACAATCGTTTGTCGTTACGTTTAAAGAATGGTTCTCAAATCAAAGCAGTATCATCTGCCGGCACAGCAGGTCGTTCATCTGCACTATCGTTACTAATCATTGACGAAGCTGCGTTTATTGATGGTATCGAAGAAATTTGGTTGTCTGCTCAATATACGTTGTCTACGGGTGGCAGAGCTATTATATTGAGTACTCCAAATGGCGTTGGCAATTTCTTCCACAAAACTTGGGTCGAAGCTGAAGAAGGAAAGAATAATTTCAAGACTATAAGATTACCATGGCATTTGCATCCAGAAAGAGATCAAGCTTGGAGAGATAAACAGACAGAATTATCCGGTGTAAAAGGTGCAGCGCAAGAATGTGATTGTGACTTTAGTACATCTGGCAATCAAGTTGTTAGTGTAGAGGTTCTTGAGTTTTATAAACAAACGTATCTAAAAGATCCTGTAGAAAAACGTGGTAATAATCAAGATTTATGGATTTGGGATTATCCTAATTATACCAAAAATTACATATTGACTGCTGACTGTGCTAGAGGAGATGGCGGAGATTTTAGTGCATTTCATGTTATTGATATTGAAACCATGGAACAAGTGGCTGAATATAAAGGTCAGTTAACTACAAAAGATTATGGCAATTTATTGGTTAGTGTAGCTACCGAATATAACAATGCTTTGTTAGTGGTAGAAAATAATAACGTAGGTTGGGGAACTCTTCAACAGATTATAGATAGAGACTATCAAAATACATTTTACAGTGCAACAGATCTTACTATTGTAGACGTAGAGAAATCTTATAGCAATAAGTTACATGCACAAGATAAAAAATTGGTAGCTGGATTTACAACGACCAGTAAAAATAGACCATTAATAGTAAGCAATTTGGAGTTATTTTTTAGACAAAAACAAGTAATTATGAAGTCTAAAAGATTGTATGAAGAATTGAACGTGTTTATTTGGAATGGTCCAAAAGCAGAAGCGATGCGGGGTTATAATGACGATTTGGTTATGTCTATAGGCATTGGATTGTGGGTGCGAGAAACCGCATTGAGGCTTAGAAATGATCAAATCGCTTATAACAAAGCTATGATTTCTAAGATATCAAAAGTAACTAGTCCGGTTACTGTTCAGAAAGATGTAAGTCCTATTGCGGACCATCACAAAACCATGGAATTTACAGTAAACGATAAAAAAGAAAGTTTAACTTGGTTATTGTAAATACTTATATAATAGAATAATATATGGCAGATCAATCATTTCAGGAATTAAGAAATCGTTCATTATTTGCACGTTTGAAACGTTTGTTTTCAAACGATGTAATTGTTCGTAATATCGGCGGTAAAAAATTAAAGGTAATTGATACCGATGAAATTCAGTATGCTACAGATCGCAATAGTTTAAGAGATCGTTTTAATAGATTACGTACTACATCATATAATCAATATACAAGAGATTTCAACCTATCATATCAAAGTAGTCGCGTAGAACTATTTCGTGATTATGATACCATGGATATGGATCCAATTCTTGCATCCGCACTTGACATTTATGCAGATGAATGTACAACCAGAAATGAAATGGGTGATATTTTACAGATTAAATCTACCAATGACGAAATCAAGAATATTCTTCATAACTTATTCTATGATATTCTAAACATTGAATTCAACTTGTGGAGTTGGACACGTTGTATGGTTAAGTATGGAGATTTTTATCTTCGTTTACACATTAGTCCAGAATACGGCGTATATATGGTTGAACCATTGAGTACCTATTATGTTACCCGCGTTGAAAATGCACATATAACTAATAAAAACTTTGTTAAATTCCAAGTTAATCTTCCATATGGAAATAAGTTAGAAGATTTAGAAAACTACCAAATTGCACATTTTAGATTATTGAGTGATAGCAATTTCTTGCCATATGGCAAGAGTATGTTGGAAGGCGCTCGTCGTGTTTGGAAACAATTAAGTTTGATGGAAGATGCAATGTTAATTCATCGTATCATGCGTGCTCCAGAAAAGAGAATTTTCAAAGTTGATATTGGTAATATTCCTCCAAATGAAGTTGATAATCATATGGAACGAATAATGACCCAAATGAAAAAGACTCCATATTTGGATCAACAAACAGGCGATTACAATTTACGTTTCAACCTACAAAACATGGTTGAAGACTTTTTCTTGCCAGTTCGTGGAAGTGATAGTGGTACTAGTATTGATAATTTACCAGGTCTTGAATGGACCGGTACAGACGATATTGAATATCTTCGTAATAAGATGATGGCTGCCCTCAAGATTCCAAAAGCATTCTTGGGTTATGATGAATCTTTGAGCGGTAAAGCTACTCTTGCGGCTGAAGATATTCGTTTTGCACGTACAATTCAACGTATTCAAAGAATTATTGTTAGTGAACTGAATAAGATCGCTGTCATTCATTTATATTCACAAGGATACCGTGATGAATCTTTAGTAGACTTTACACTAGAATTGACAAATCCATCTACAATCTTTGAAAAAGAAAAGATCGATGTTTGGAAGAGCAAAGTTGAAGTCTCCAAAGACATGCAAGAAAATAAATTTTTTAGTAAAAAGTGGATTTATGAAAATGTATTTGGTTTAAGTGACCAAGACATGATTGATTTGCAAAAGCAATTGGTTGATGATGCTAAGGGCACATATAGATTTAAACAGATCGAAGAAGAGGGTAACGATCCAGCAATTAAATTCTTACAATCTAAAGACGAAGGTGATGGAGACGCTGGGGCCGGTCCAGCAGATGGATCCGCTGACACAGAAGCAGCCGATACAACGCCTCCAACAGAAAAACCACCCGGTGAGAGCAAGCCATCTGATAAACAAAGCAAACCTAGTGAGCCGCCAGCAAAATTAGCGGAAAGAGATCAAACTGGAAGAAAGGATGCTAGTAAATATCCATTCGGAGAAGACCCATTAGGTGGTTTGGAAAATAATAGAAAGTCTGATTTATCCGTAACACATAAATACAAAAACAAATCTCCATTATCATTAGAGTCGTTAAAAGGTCTGAGTGATTTGTTAAACACAGTTGAGGATGAAAAGAAAATTTTGAGAGAAGGTGAGGAAAAATCTTATATGGACGAAATAAATATAAAAGAATAACACAATTCCTATATATTTACATAGTTGATCTATATTTATAAATAATAATAATATGCACAAGAAAGCAAAACATTCAAAATTCAAGAATGCTGGAATATTGTTTGAGCTTCTTACACGCCAAATAACTGCGGATATTTTGGCGGGTAGAGATGAATCGTTTACTAAAAATTTAATGTTTAAATACTTCCACGAAAGTAAAGAACTTGGTAAAGAAGCACAACTATACAATTTCATACTTCAACAATCCAGTAAGGATGCAAATTCTGCCGAACGTATTTTAAATGTAGTACTACAGACACGATCAAAATTAGACGAACGTGAGTTGAATAAACAAAAGTATAGTATTATTAAAGAGATAAAAGAAAAGTATAATATTGATGAATTTTTAAAGAACAAAATTCCAAATTATAAATTATACGCATCTGTATATAAACTATTTGAAAATCAAGCTGATCAAGAAGTCAAGTTTAATGTTGAAGAGTTACTAGAATCTAGAGAATACGTCGTTGAAAATTTAATTAAAGAAAAGAAGAGCAGCGAGGAAAGCTTGGATGTTTATGGAAGTCAAAGTGCAGAAGTAAGATTGTTAGCTTATAAATTCTTGATTGAAAATTTTAATACTAAGTATAGTAATTTGTTACCAGCACAAAAGAAACTACTTAAAGAGTACATCACAAATATTAGTAATTCAAGCAAATTTACTAAGTTTGTTAATGAAGAATACAAGAGAGTTAGTCTCATTCTAAAGGATAATCTTCAAACAATTAATTCCGATATAGTAAAGATTAAAATTACAGAAGTTGTTAATCAGTTTTCCAACAAAAGTGTTATTGGTGTAGTAAAAGAAAATCAATTAACTTCATTGTTAAACGCTTACGAATTAGTTGAAGAAATCGAAAAGTTAAAGAATGAAACCCCATCTAAAAAAGAAGATTAAGTTACTCTTAAGCAAATTAAGAGCTAAAAACGAAGCTAGTACTACTGGTACTGGCCCAGTTGCTTCTGGTCCTGTTTCTGTAGGCGGTGATGCTGCTAGAACGCCATTCGCTTTTTCTAGAAGAGGAGCAAGACCAGATACTTATACACAATTGGGATATAAGTTAGCTAAACCAGTAAAAAGAAGCACTGGATATAAATTAGAAAATCAAATGTATAGTCAACCATCTTATGGAACTCCAGCACAAGCTATTGAATTAGGTTCAACATACACAGATGAAAATGGATTGGTACAACACAACGATCCTGATATGGATCCTAATTTAGTTGGATATAAACAAGGCAGTTTACCATTTACTGAAGGATTTAATGGTTTGAAATATGAACAAGAGGGACAACAATCTCCACAACCTGTTCAACAACCTGCTCCATCTGCCACTCCTCCTCAACAACAACCAAAACAAAAAACAAACGTTAATCCAACAGTTGATGTTAAGAGTTACGATGTATTGCCTGATTTTACATCATTCGATACAAAATTAAAGAATAGTACTGAAGTATTGAAGAATAATTTACAAAAAACTATTCAAGATAAAATTTTAGGTAAAAAGATTGTTGTAAGAGCTAGTAAGGGATACAAACAACCCGAAACCGATTACACAATTAATGTTACTGGAGTAGCTATAGATTATTATTACGATAGATACGTAATCATAATTATAGGCCGTGAAGAAAATAAACAGAAAGTTGCTAAATTCTTTATTAAACCAGGATTTAAAATCAAAGTTCTAGGAAACGCTGATAATTTGAAACCAAGAGATCAATATCAAGTTGCTAAATCAAAAGCATTGGTAGAACCTCAACAATCAGCTACTCCAACAAATACCATTACATCTGATGAAGAGGATCAAAATCCCGATCAGCCAGAAGCTGGTGCTGAACAACAACCTTCTACACAACCAAAACAATAACATGAAACAAGTACTAATCGATGTAATGCCATTTGAGTTTAAAAAGTCCGCCTTAAATGAGTCACTTAAGGACGGAAAACTACTCGTTAGTGGCGTACTACAACGTGCTGATGCAAAAAATCAAAATGGCCGTGTATATCCAGTGGATGTATTAAAGAGAGAAGCCGAAAAATACATGCAAAACTTTGTAAAACAACGTCGTGCTATGGGTGAATTAGACCATCCAGAAAGTAGCGTTGTTAATTTGAAGAATGTAAGTCACAACATCACAGATATGGGCTGGGATGGAAAAGACTTGGTTGGAACAGTAGAAATTCTACCTACTCCAAGTGGTAATATATTAAGAGATTTATTGCAATCAGGAATTCTTTTGGGTATTAGTAGTCGTGGATTGGGTAGTGTTAAAAAAGACATGAGAGAAGGTGCCGACGTTGTTCAAGATGATTTTGATTTAATTGCATTTGACTTCGTAAGCAATCCAAGTACTCAAGGAGCTTTTATGTATCCACAAGGAAAGATTAATGAAAGTGTTGAACAACATAAAACAATTATTAACCCATATAGTAATGTTGAAAGAATTATCCACAACATTCTATCAGAACTATAATATTTATAAAGTATGAAATTAAAACATTTACTAGAAAATTCTACTGAACACGCATATACTCCTCTTACCGTTTATGAGAAGAAGAATATGGTTGAAACGATCAAATCATATAACGAATATCGTAAAGGTTTGAAAACAGACAGTGTATATGAAACCGCACAAAAAATAATGGAAGCTGTTAATTTAGCAGAACGTTATGCTTTGAAAGAATGTGGCGATTGGATGGAAGCCAAGATGGTAGAACGTGATATGAAAGAAATTAAACGTGATGCCGCAAAGATGTACGAAGAAGCTCAAAAAATGAAAGCTATTGAAAAACAACTTGAAATGTTGTACGAAGAAGTTGGTCGTCGTTTAGAAAGATATTTTGAAATTGCTGATCCAATCAATGAAGATCCACAAGCTTATCAAACACAAAATCAACAAAGTTCAGTTAGTATCGATTCATTGGAATAGAATCGATATATTCTAACATTTTATCAAACGTTTCGAATACATATTTTCTATTAGTTTCCAAAACATAGCCTTCGTCAGTTTTATAGACGAAGGCTTTTATTTTTTCATTTTCTAATTGTAAAGCTGGAATTTCAATTTCAGAGAACATTTTATAGTCATCGTCGATTCTGAAATTCATCTCGCCTAACATATCCAACTCTGAAAAATTCCATCCGTTTGGATGATCCAAATCTTCTAACTTGTATATTTTAATATCTTCCTCAAAGTTATCGTTGTTTAAAAAATTAATCAACTTTGGACTTTTGTGGTTGTTATAATTATTATTCATCGCACGAACGTCTGGATTAGAATATGGATTCTCATCGCCTTTTCTTTTGATATTTTTGTAATTATCCTTGGGTTGATTCATGTGTCTATTAAAATTTGGATTGAAATTGTATGGCATAATATTACATTGATCCTAATGTTGTATTAATTCTGTCGATGAAATCAGATAACGTTTTACTTTTTTCTGCAAGATTTTCGTTATCAAAACTGTTGCTTAATAGATCTAATATTTCTTTATCGGGTTTATCTGGAAATGTTCTTTGAATAATACAAGCGTATTTGTTTTGTTTATCTTCGTTGTCTACCAACTTTTTAAACACATATTTTTTATTGGTACCATTACTATTGACTTCTGTAGAAACTTCGTTGGTACTTTTATTTTCTTTGAATTTTGTTTTTCCAAATCCACTAAATCCATTTTGTTTGGTTTGAAATACTTGTAATTCTTTTAGATCAAATGGTACTCCAACTTGTTTAGATAAATGTTTTTTAAAACTTATACCGCTTACTTTTTTAATTTTACCCAAACTATATTCATTTTCTTTTAATTTGTGAATAATTTCTTTTACTTTAGTAAAATCTTTTACACTACTTGGTTTTATAGTACGTGCCATTTTACGAACTTGTGGAGATACTTCTTTTGATTTAATTCCGCCTTTTTGTAAAGTTCTTACTAGTCTAAAAAGTTTTGCTTGTTTTTGCGATTTTGCAGGCATATATCAATAAATATAAAATATTTTTATTTATTTCCATTTTATATTATATTTATTATTCAAATACATCATTCTTTGATGTCATATCAATTTATCTTCTTTGGAGTTCTTCAATAGCTTCACCAACAAATAACAATAAGAAAGGCAAAATATAATTATGAGCGATCTATTAAAAGAAAGCATTGCAGACGCAAAGGCTGTACGTGAAACAGCTTTGGCAAATGCAAAAACTTTCCTTGAAGAAAATTTTGCTGCTAGCATGAAGGAAATGTTCGCAGACAAACTCAAGGAAGAAATGGCAGAAGAAACCGGTGAAGAAGAAGGCAAGATCGATGAAAAGCTTGCATCTTCAAATATCGGTAAAGATGATAGTAACATTGCTTCTAAGCAACATCCAACTAAACCATCTCCCGCTGCAAACAAAAACACAACTCCTGCTGGAAAGCAAGAATTTGATGTAACACTTGAAGAAGAAACTGCAGTAGAAGAAGGTGCAGAAGTAACAAGCCAAGAACTAGATGAAATTCTAGCTGAATTGGAAAGTGAAGTATCTGAAGGCGATGATGCCGATGAAATGTCTGCACCATCCGATGACATGGAAGAAGTTAGCTTGGATGAACTTCTAGCAGAACTAGAAGAAGAAGAAGCTGCTGTTCCAGCACCAGCTCCAGCACCAGTAGATCCAATGCAAGCAGCAGCTCCAGCTCCAGCTCCAGCACCAGCTCCAGAAATGGGACAAGTTCCTTCTCCAGTAGCTGAAGGTGAAGAAGACGGAGTTACCGCTGAAGAAATGGCAGAAGCTTTGGTTGCTATCAACGAAGAAAACGAAGCTCTAAAGAAACAACTTGCAGAATCCCTAAGTACTGTTAAGTACATGAAGGGCGTTCTAGCAGAAACTAACCTATTGAATGCTAAGTTGCTTTATACCAACAAGTTGTTCAAGGGTAAGAGTTTGACCGAAGATCAAAAACTTAAGATCATCAACACTTTCGACTTGACCAAGAATATTCGTGAAGTCAAGTTGGCATATACAGTTTTGGCCGAATCAATTAATTCCGGTGCATCAGTTGTCAAGAAAAAGACCAATACAACTGCTCAAACTATCACCGAAGGTTTGGCAAGCAAACCAGTATCATCAACAAAGCCTGCTTCTACCATTGTAGAACCTCAAGCTGATGTGATGACTTCAAGATTCCAAAAACTCGCAGGAATCAAGAAGTAAAATTAGTTTGCGAGTAAAAACCTAACAGTAATTAATATAGAAAGAAATAAAAATATGAGTATGGATGTAAAAAGTCTATTGACAAACAATATGAATCCACAAGCCAAATTGATGGCTGAAACACGTGGACTACAAAACAAGTGGGAAAAGACAGGCCTCCTAGAAGGTTGCGCTGGTGTCGAAAAGGCACACATGTCAATCCTATTGGAAAACCAAGCAAAGCAATTGCTTGATGAAGCAACCACAACTGGTACTTCTACCAGTTCTGAACAATGGGCTGGCGTAGCTCTTCCATTGGTTCGTCGTGTGTTCGCTGAAATCGCTGCGAAGGAATTCGTAAGCGTTCAACCAATGAACCTACCATCTGGTCTAATTTTCTATCTAGACTTCAAGTATGGTACAACCGCTCCAGGTCAAGACTTGCGTAACTTGAACAACGGTAGTTCCAAGACTACCCGTGCAGGTAAGCAATTGAACGACAGTTTGTTCGGTGGTACAGGCAAGAAGTTGGGTTCAACTGATAGCGCAGTACGTGGTCTATATGGTCAAGGTGCTTATGCTTATTCAGTTCGTCCAGTAAGTAGCTCCGCTATTACTTTGACAAAGATCGCTGGTTCAACAAACAACGGTAACACAATTCAAACAGCATCATGGAACGACGTTCAATTTGATGCTGATTTAAGCGCATCAGTTGTGGCTAAGAAGTTGTTCAAAGTTATTTTGAACCACGACGACAATACCTCTGGTATTGCTGCAAACGGATATGTATACAATGCTGATTTGAACGCAGTACGTTCATTCAACTTGATCTCTGGTTCAACCGCTCCACTTTCTCTAAGAAGTAGTGGTTTGGTATTGAATACCTATAGCAAGGCAATCAACACTGGTAGTTTGGGTGATCCATTCTATCAATCAGTATACATCGTTTCCGCTTCTAACAGCGCATTCGCTGGTACAGGAACAGCTGTTAAGTTGATCTATAGTCTACAACCTACCGATAACCTACGTGGTGACTTCGAAGCTGGTAAGACCCCAGGTGAAGGTTCCGGTACCGCTGGTAACGTTCCTACACAAAGCATCG